GGCCGGCACGTACTCGGCGGCCGGGCAGTCGTCGAGCGTGAGCTCGGGCGCGTGCACGTCGTGCTTGGCGAGCCAGTCGGCGAGCATCCGGCGGTGGCACCAGTCGCCCTTCGCGACGTTGCACCAACACAGGAGGACGAGACGCTGACCGGGATGACGCGCGGACATGGCCTCGAGATCGGACCGCACCTGGTCGGCGTGGTCGTCGAGACGACGTTCGTACGCGACGCGGAACGGGAACTCGGTGTCGTACTGACCGAACACGCCGAACGGGGTGACCGAGTTGATCTTGTCGATGCCGGGCATCCACTTGGGCTTGCCGATCGACGTCGCGATGGGCACGCCCATCCACGGCTGCCAGAGGCGGTAGTTCGAGGTGCCCAGCTGGTTGATGACGGGGCCGGAGGTGGTTTCGGGGGTGGTCACTGCTGTTCCTTCGTGGTGGTGTCGTCGACGGTGGCGGCGCGGTCGGGGAGGGTGGCGAGCTTCCAGATGGACACCATGAGGAGGATCCCGAGGAGGAGGTCGCCGCCGTCGAAGCGGGGGCCGCTGTTGGCCTGCAGGATCATGCCGACAACCGCGGCGATGAACAGGGTGGCCCAGATAGCGAAGCGGATCACAGCGCCCCCTCGTGCTGACGGACGCGGACGTCGCGGATGTTGCCCATCTGCCGGGAGGCGATGGCCGGGGAGATGGGTCCGAGCAGCACGACACCGTCAGCCGAGACGATATCGAACTCGGTGACGGTGTCGGGGAACTGCTGCAGGTAGGGCAGGTCGTGGTTGGGCAAGATCGTTCCTTCCTTCGGCCCGCGCCGGGGCGCGGTGGTGGTGCCGGTGTACGTATTCATACTATGGGCTAACGCTTGCTGAGTCCAGTCGGCTTCTTCCGCACGCGGGGCGTCGGATACCCGTCCTGATCCGGCCACTGCATCTTGTCGAGCTCGTGCGGGTACCGGAGACGGTGCGCGTCGACGAAGAGCTTGAGGTTGCGGCACATCACGGTCGCGAGCGCCAGGGCGTCGGCCTCGTCGTCGCTGCCGATCGTGAGCGCCGGGAAGGTGCGCTGCATTTCGCGGAGCATGTCGAGCTTGCCGGCGTTCGCGTTCCCGGTGACGTACCCCTTGAGGTTGGACGGTGGGCAGATCCCGTACGGGACGCCGCGGCGCGCGAGCACGTTGTGCTTGATGAGGCCGGTCATCTCGTGGATCTCCGCGGTTGGCGTGCGCGACGCGTAGGCGTAGCCCTCGACCATGGCGACGTTCACGCCGCGGAGGAACTCGGTGGTCTCGGTGATGACGTACTCGATTCGGGCGTGGCCGCGGCGCGTGCCCGGGTCGACCCGCCGGAGCCGAGCCTGGCCCGTCTGAATGTCCAGACGGGCCAGGCCGGTGCCGTTCAGGCTGACGTCGAGTCCTCCGACGATCACTCGTCCCGCTCGTCGTCGGGGTCGTCGATGTACTCGCCCTCGGCGGGAGCCGGGATCTCCGGCGCCGCGGCGTCCCATGCCTCGTCGTCGGCATCCGGGATCGACGTGTCGACCGGTCCCTGCGCGTAGCTCGGCACCTCGGGGTCGCGGTCTTCGTCGACGTCGCCGTCATCCACCGGCGGGACGAAGTTCGACCCGTCCTGGAACATCGCCGTGACGTTGGACGGCGGTGCCGTGTCGTCGCCATCGGCGGCCTCGAGACGACTGATGAGCTCCGTCTTCGTCGCCTTGCGGTGGTCCAGGCCGCGCTTCTTGAGGAGTTTCTGCAGCGCGTCGATGTTCATCTTCACGTAGCCGCCCTCGGGCACGATGACCTCCTCGTCGACGGGCGTCTCCGGGATGTACGTGTCGACGCCCTTGAGCGCTTCCTTCACGTCGTTCTCGAGCTCGATCGGGAGCGTCGAATCGCCGGTGCGCGACTCGAACGACCGCTGGATGAGCCGCGTGGCCGCCTCGATGTCGTCCTGCAGGACGGGCTCGACGCGACGGATTCCCATGCGGACGGTCTGCTGACCGCTGGTGAGATCCTGATCGACGTGCGTGGGCTCGAGGATCATCATGACCACGACGGGCTGACGCTTCTTGAGCACGATCGCTTCGAGCGAGCTCAGGCCGTCTGCGTCCCCCTGGGGGAGCTTTCCGTTGACCTTCATTCCTGGTTCCTTTCGTGCCGTCAGAACGGCGTGTCGTCACCGTACGACGTGCTGCTGTCGTAGCTGGTGGGGGTCGACCAGGCGTCGCCGCCCGCGTTCGCGGGGGCGTTGGCGGCTGCCCAGTCGGTGCCCTGCTGGCGGTCGCCTGCAGAGTTGGAGGCCGCGCGGGTGACTTGCGCGGTGGCGTAGCGGAGCGAGGGGCCGATCTCGTCGACTTCGAGCTCGATCGAGGTGCGGTTGTTGCCTTCGCGGTCCTGGTAGCTGCGCTGCTTGAGGCGGCCCGTGGCGATGACGCGGGAGCCCTTCTGCAGCGATCCGGCGACGTGCTCGGCGAACTCGCGCCAGACCGACGCGCGGAGGAAGAGGGCGTCGCCGTCCTTCCACTCGTTCGCCTGACGGTCGAACGTGCGCGGCGTCGACGCGATGGTGAAGTTCGCGACCGGGAGCCCGTTCTGCGTGTAACGGAGCTCGGGATCGGCCGTCAGGTTCCCGACGACGGTGATGACGGTTTCGCCGGCCATCAGCTGCCGGTCTTCTTCCGGGTGGGCATGGTGCCTCCTGTCGTGCGTAGGTAGTACCCCGACGGTATCTGCCTGATCTGACGTCGGGCGCCGACGTAGCGCTTCGTCAGCCCGAGGCGGTGGCCGATCTCCGAGTCGGAGAGCTTGTCGCTGGCGAGCTTGCGGATCTTCTCGTCATAGTGAGCCGTGCGCCGCTCGCGCGCGCTCGGGATGCCGAGGTTCTTCCTCAGCGTCTCGACGTGGCTCGTGACAACGCCGAGGCGGGTCGCGATCTCGCCGTCGGTCTCGAACGTGGTGTCCAGCGCGGCTTTGATCTGGTGGTCAATGCGGTTGCGGAGCACGCCGCGCGGCGGGGCGTCGTCTACGACGGTCTGCGCGCGCCAGACGAGGTAGTCGACGACGGAATCCATCCCGACCGCGTGAGCGCGGGCGGCGAGGTTCCAATAGGTCTCAGCCGGCAGCGAGAACGGTTCGATGGTGACGACGGCGTCGGTGCGCGGGCCCGGCGCGGTGATTTGCCGCACCCACACGCTGCACGTCTCGCAGAGGGGCTCGTTCTTCGCGTGGTGGATCGCCACCGTCGACGAGTCAGGCTGTGAGTGCAAGAAGCACCCCCTCGGGGATGACGTGATGCTTCGACACGCAGTCGCGGTACCCGCAGATTCGTTCGCCCGGCATGACGGCAAACCCGTTCTCGTCGACCGGCTGATCGTCGTCGGTGAAGTCGCCCATCCACGCGCGGCACGGGGTCGTGATGCCAGGGCGCGCGGTCGAGATCTCGCGGGACCGGCGGAGAGGCGGCTCATTCTCGGCCTCACGGCACGACGGGCACGCACCGGACGCCGGCGGCTTCCCGGAGAGGGATTCGGCGCCGCACCGCCAGCATTCCCACCGGCAGGAGGGATGCTCGCGGAGCGGGGCGGATGTGGCGAACACGCTCATGGGAGCTTCTCCTTCGTTCCATCGGTGTTGAGCTTCCACCGGTACCCGAGCGCGTCGACGAACGAGATCTCGTCGATCGGTCGGTCGTCGTACCGGGAGATCGCGGTGCCTTCGAGGGGGTCGGGGCCGTGCGCGCGGCCGTGGCATCCGGCGACGTTCCCGGGGCCGCACGCGGCGAGCAGGTTCTCGATCGTGTGGATGCTGCTGTCGCGCCGGTGCGCGCGCGACCGGAACAGACGGTGGTGCTTGTCGGTCGCTCGGCGCCGGTGGCAGATCTCGCACATGCCCTGCGAGCGCTCAACCAGCTGCGCGGTGACCCGGGGTGAGACGTCATCGGCCATCAGCCTTGCCCCCGGGTGGTGTGGAGCGCGTCCTGCGCGCGCTCGGTGACCGAGAGAGACCGGAGGCGATCTGCCTCGGCTTCGAACCACTTCGCACGGAGCTTCATGGCCTCGACGTCGGCGGCTTTCACGAGCCGATCCAGGAGGAGTTCACCAATCTGCTCGGATCCGTCGGTCATCGCCTCAGCACGGGTCACGGGCATCTTGTCGTCGAACACGAGGGTTCGAATCTCTTTTGCGCGCGTGCGTCGGTACTCGCCTTCTGCGCGCGCAGCCGCCGGAAACCCCGTCCGCATCTCCTGCGTGAGAGCTTCCCACTGACGAAGAAGCTGCTGCAGGTCGTGCTCGGCGCTCACTGCTGGGGAGCCGGGTTCTCGAGCTCGATCTGCGACGTGCCGTTCTCGCCGGCCGCGGTGATCTCGCGGGGCGCCTCTTTGGTCGCGGTGAGCGTGGTTTCGTCGACGGCCATGGCGAGGGCGAGGTGCGCGCTGCGCGGCGCGAACCGGAGGCCGTTGATCAGCCCGGTCTTCTCGACCATCTCGCGATAGTTCGACTTCCACGGCGTGTTCGGGATGTACGTGCCGTTCCGCCCGGTCTGCTCTTTGGTGTGTTGTGGGCGGCGCTCTTCGACCTGATCGAGGGTGAGGTATCGCCAGGTCGGACGCTCGGTGCCCCGGACCCAGAACATCCCGAGGACGCCCATGATCTGCGCGTCCGGGTTGTCGTGCTCAGCGCCGTAATCGAGGTCGTAGAACGGGCCCCGCTCGCTGTTCGACCCGCGCTTGAACTTGTCGCCAACCATCACGAGCTCGGACGCGGCACCGGTAATCATGCCCGTGCGGTAGGTGAGGGCGAGCAGGCCCTTGTACCCGATCTGGAACGACGCCTCCATCCCGCCGAAGTCGTTCTCCCGCTTCGACCACGTCTGTCGGGGGATGAGGAAGCACTGCCCGAGGGCGGTGCCGATTTCGAGGTCCAGCTGCGCCGCGGTGAACATGCCGCCGAACACGGTCGCGGGGTCGCATTTGTTCAGGTCCGGGGCGGCTTTGATCTGGTTGACGACCGAGCGGAGGAAGACCCCCGCGTCGCGCTTCGGGCCGAGCTGTTTCTGCACCTCGTCGAGCACCCACGACTGGGAGATGAGGGACTGCAGCGACGGGCGTTCGCCTGCTTGCTTGTTGCGCTGCTCGACGGACTGGGCAGCACGATCGGTGAGGCTCTGAGCCATGGTTTCGTTCCTTCTCCGGCCCGGTGAGGGCCTGACGTTGGTGGTGTGTTCAGTCTATGGGCTAATCTTCGGCGGATGCCACCCCGGGGAGAGAGAGCATCCCGTCGGCCGCCGCGGCGATCGCGCCGGATCCGGGGAAGAGATCGTCGACGACGTCGGTCGCCGGGTCGTACCCGAGGGCATCGAGCACCCACCGGGTCCACTCCGGCGGCTTCGCGCCCGTGAAGCCCGACCGGGGCGGGTTTGCCACCAGGACGTCACTCACGGCCAGGCCCGACGTGCGCGGGCGGCGTTCTTCCGGCGTGAAGACGATGACCGGCTCCCACTTCGAGAGCAGCCGGCCGCCGCCGGGCATCCCGCGCGGCTTGACCCACGACATGATTCGCGCGGAGACGGGCAGCGGGAAGTACGCCTGCAGGCCGTCGGGGGTCGTTGCGATCGCCCAGCCGTCGTACCGCGCGATGAGCCGCTCGAGGAGTGCGCGGTGCGCGCCGAGGTCGTCCCAGTCGCCAGCGTCGGGGTGGAAATCGGCCGCGGGGTGGTCGCTGTGCCCGCGGGGGCCGTCACCGTACCAGCGGAGGGCGCGAGACCGCGCGGTGAGCCGGAGTCGGCCCCCCGGGCGGTCCCGACGCTCGCCGTACATCGGGGGGTACGGCGGATCCGCAATCGCGAGTCTCACGGCTTGGCGAACCGCATGGTTCGTCGACCGAGCACGGGGCGCGTGTACTCCGCTGCGATGTCCGGGTGCGCGGCCTCGAGACGCTCGCGGTCGAAGACGCGGGGCCCGGGGTGGGAGAACTCGGCGAACAGGTTCGGCTCGTCGGATCGGAACGCGTCAACGTCGAAGGAGTCGGCGGCCTTGCCGGCGTACCAGGACACCAGGAGCTTCCCGTCCTCGTCGACAAGCTCGGTGCGGTCGCCCATGAACGCGCGGATCTCGTTCTTGACCGTCTCGTCGCGCTTCGACATCGCCGAGATCTGCGGCTGGATGGTGTTCCGCTCGGCAACGAGCGCGCGCACCGCGGCGGATGCCGTGATCTGCGCGTCCGGGGCACCCTTGGGCGCGCCGCGGAAGCGGTGGACGTCGCGCGCCGTGGCCGGCGGTCGCTCCCCCCCGAGGATGTAGCGCGCGCGCCACTCCTCGAGCTCGGCGAGCAGGAGCTCGGCGAACGACGGGCTGTACTCGACCTCGCGCATGATGAGCTCGTTGCCGCCGATGAGTGCGGCGATGAAGCCTCGGCGGAGGCCGCGGACGATCATCTGCTGCTGGACCTGCACCTCGTAGTACGGGGGCACGGTCTCTTCGCCGTCCTCGAACCAGGCAGCGCGGCCGAACGCGGATCCGGTCTTGAGCTCCGTGACCGCGGTGACGAACCCGTCGGGCGTGTAGGTGTTCTCGCGGTCGGGGGTCGCTGACAGCCACGGCAGGGCGTCGAACGACAAGAGACCCGGGGATGGGAGCAGCGTGCCCAGCTGCTCACCGAAGTCGGCCTGAGCCCACTGTGCGACGACGGGTTCGAGGCGCTTGCCCCACGTCATGAAACGGTTCTCGGCGATCGGCTGCGCGCCGTCCTGCTTCGATTCCCAGACGTCCATCGGCGTCGACCACGGCGAGAGGCCGAGGATTGCGGCCGACTCGGACGCGCCGAAGAAGTTCGGGCGCTGCGCGAGCCAGATCTCTTCGGCCTCCGGGGTCTCCGGCGCTTCGGCGATGACGGTGTAGGTGCTCATGTGAGGCCTTTCAGGTGTTGGGTGACAAGCACGCGACGCTCGTCCATGTCTCGGGTTCGGGGAGCAATCGTGCCGTGCGTTGCGCACGTCGCCCAGTAGTCGTGCACGCCTGGACGATCTCGGACGGGCTCGGCGTAGAGGGTGATTTCGTCGACATGCGGCCCGTACTTCGCAAGCAGCTGCACTCGACGCTCTTCCGGCGTCATTCGAGGCCCGCCGTAGCCGCGATGGTGGACCGGACCTGACGGCAGTAGCAACACCGCTGCGCTTGGCCGACGAGGTGATGGGTGACGCGGCGTTCGTCGGGCGTGCCGACGTTCTGCCGGGGCCCTTTCGGGCACTCGATGTCGGTGACGCCGTTGGGGCGCACGGCGACCTTCACTGGCTTTCCCCGCGCGGGTGAGAGATGAACTCGGCGAGGTCTTTGATGACGCTGGCGACATCTGCGCGCGTTCCCGAGGTGTCGAAGATCGGCTCGGTTCCGATGTACGCCATCTGCATGCTGACGATCTCTTCGTAGAAGCCGAGGATGAACTCGGCCTGCTCGGGAGATCCCAACTTGGCTACGTACCGGCCGAGGTCGGCCGGGTCGATGGCGATGGTGACGTCGAGCGCGCCGACGTCGAGCGTGTCGGGTTTAGTGGCGCTGCCGACCTCGAGTTGGATGCTGGGCATTGGTGTTCCTTCCTCCGTGGATCTCGAACGATCGCACGCACCGCTGACATTGCAGCGATTCGTGCAGGAGGAGCCATTCCGACTCGGGGATGCGCCGTGCACCGATGCCGACGACGATCTCATCGCCGCACAGCATCGTGAGGTTGGCCCCGATCTTCACAGTGCGCGCCGCCGACAGGTGGAATCGGAGCGCGTGAGCGGGGAGAAGTGGATACATCGGGCGTGAGCCCAGCTTCATAACCATCAGGAATGTTCCTCCTATGGTTATATCCTATTCCGCGTCGCCGTCCCGGGACAATTCGGAGCGCAAAAGTCGCAGCACGCCCTTCGTTCCCTCGGCTTTGAACGCCGCCCGGATCGTCGCCGCGGCGTGCCCACCCCACGTGCCGTAACGCTCCCCAGCGATGGCCGCATACAGCGCGCACTCGGCCTGAGCCTGGCATCCGCCGCACAGAGCCTTCGCCGCCGGCGACACCCCCCGATACCCGAGGGACTTCGCGTGGAAGAACTCCTCCGGCGCGATCGTGCACGGCGGATCCATCCGGTACCGAGTCTGCGTGATCGGATCATCGACCATCAGGGCGGCCGTCAACGCGGCCTCCGCGTCTCGCGCGGCCTGCAACTGATCGTCGGCGGGATTCGCGGCGTCGTAGACGCTCATCCCGCGGACAGGAGCTTGTAGACCGCCTGCGTGCCGATACCGGCGCGCTTCGCAATCTGCTCGACTGTCGCGAGTGGAGTCGCGCCTTCACGGAGCTTCTTGGCAACGGCCTGTCGCTTCGCCCCGAGCTCGATGACCTGCTGCTGTCGTGCTTTCAGGATCGTGGTGAGAGCGGCGAACTCGTCGAGGAGTGCCGTCGCTTCGCTCGACTGCTGCTGTTGCCCCATGCCGCCGAGATTAGCACCGGGTTCCGAAGGCAACCGGAGCGCGGAGCGCGGAGGGCGGCAGCCCGTTTCCACAGATCGCATTCCACACCACAGATGGTTACCTCTGTAAGTCTTTAGTTCATTGTCTTCTGGAAAGAAGTTAGTAGCTCAATTTGACCTGGGGGAGGGGTAGGTCAAATTGAGCTATTGGTCCCACCTGTTTCCACAGGGTTATGCACAGATCATTGCAATCTCAGCGTGTAGTGATTCGACGTCTGCCCGGTGTCTGAACGCCATCGCGCGCGCCACGTGACGACCCCCTGCTCGCGCAGCTGCTCGAGCGCCCGCTTCACCGTCGAGACCGACAGCGCGGATCGTGCCGCGATCGCCGTGTGAGCGGGCCAGCATTCGCCGTTCCGGTCGATGAACGTCAGCAACGCCAGGTAGACGATCTTCGCTTTCGGAGCGACGTCGGGGTCGGCGAGCAGCCAGACGGGAATCGAGGATGTGCCGGTGAGATCGTCAGCCATGAGTGTTCCTTCGTGATGGCACGCTGAACGCCGCTGTGACGCGACGGGAGCGAGTTGGTGGGTTGGTGGGAGCCTATGCCCCAGATCCGCCGTGTGGCGAGCGTGGAGCGCGCGGGACGGGCGTTACAGGGCGGCGGTGGATGCCGCGGTGACCTCGGGGCCGAGGAGGAGGGCCCATTCCGGTGCGCGCACGAACTGTGCCGGCCGGAGGCTGTACGTCTTCTGCAGCTGGGCGACGTCGCGATTCGTGAGCACTCCCCAGATTCCGGTGACCTTCGTGTCGGTGCCTTCGTACGCGGCGAGAGCGGCCTGCAGCACACGCACGTTGTACCCGGCGTCGCCCTGGGCAACGTAGGGGCGACCCTTCGGGAGGATTCGCCGCCAGAGGGTCGCGTCGACGCGCGGGTTGGCGAGGTCGATCATTTCGACGTCGGGGGCACCTCGGCGACGCTGGAAGCCGTGGAGCACGACGAAGACGTCGTCGCCCATCGGGTCGATGTCGTCGCCGACGCCGAACAGGAGGCGGAGGAAACGGACGTCCTGACCGTTGTCGCCGAGGACGAGCTCGCGAGATCCCGGCCAGTGAGCGGGGTTCGGGCCTGAGACGTCTGCAGAGTCGAGGTTGTCGATCCGCGCGGCGAGCGCCTGGTCGTTGAGGTCGGATGCCTCTTCCGGCGTGCCGAGGAACCGGAGCTCGACGGTGCCGTCCTCGAGCGGGTACCCGTCGAAGTTCCACCGCTCGACGAGCGCCTGCAGTTTCGCGGTCGGCTCGACCGCCGGGATGATGAGGGACAGCCCGAGACGCTGCCCCTCGGTGCCGTCGCTGGCGTACGACGGCACCGAGTCGGGCAAATCGACGTGGAGCTCAGTGAGGCCCTCGACCAGGCGGCCCATGACGGCCACCAGCTTGAGATTCACCTGCATCTGATGACCGGCTGCGCGGCCCTGTCGGATGTTCTTTCGAGCGAACGAGTCGCTCTGGGGGTCGCCCCACGTCGATGCCATCGTTACTTCCGTCCGTTGTCGCGCAGCTTGTAGATCCGAGCCACCGTGAGACCCGACGCTTCGCTGATGACTCGGGCGACGGTCTTCGCGTCCATCTCCTCGACGATGAGCGCGTTGCGTCGCTGCGAGTTAGCCTCGAGCGCCGCGTAGAGCTCTTTGCCCTTCTCTGTCAGCTGTCGGATCTCTTTCAGTCGAGCTTGGCTCGCCTCAGAGAGCTCGGTCTCTGCCGGCGCGGTGTCAGCCATGTGGTGTCCCTTCGATACGTCCGCCCATAGTGTAATCGGCGGGCCAGTCGTCGCCCCGCGCGATCGCCTGCAGGATCTCCCGACCGTTCGCGTGCTGCTTAGCAATGGTCACGGCCGCCGCAAGCGTGGGGTACACGCGAGCGAGCATGTCGAAGTTGTGCGGATCCGCGCGGGACATCGTCGTGAGGAGTGAAACGCGGAACCCGCCAGGCTCTTCCCGAGCCGGGCCGATGTCGAAGAACCAGGAGACCTGCGCGGCATCCGTCGCGCTGATGTCTTCGGTCATGGCGAGCGCCATCGGAAGACCGAAGAGGTCTTCGCAGAACCCGTCGAACACAGCGCCGTCGTTGACGTACACGCGGAGGCGCCCCGTGGCGTCGCCGGTGTCGATCTGCACGACAACGGAGCCGTCTTCGCTGCCTTCGCGGTCCCGAGGCCAGAGCTCGACGTGGAGATCAGCGTCTTCGAGGTCGACGGAGGGGGAGCGCGGGTCAGAAGTCGGGGACATGCTTCGGCCCTCCCACCGCGGCGAAACGCTCGGCGGCCGCGCGGGCGGACTTGGCGAGCTTCACGGACTCGACGCCGGCCGAGCGGATGGCGTCGGCGAGCACGGATGCCTCGCCCGGCGTGAGACGGACGTTTGCGGGGAGCGCGACCTGCACGGCAGGCGTGTTCCCCTCATCGACGAACGCTTCGACGTGTCCCTCGGAGCCGTCGGCAAAGACGGGGAGGGGGAAGATGGTGGACTGGTCGTCAGCCACGGTGGGCTCCTTTCGTGCGGCTAGCGATCTGCTTGCGCGCGTTGTCTACTTCGGTGGTGGAGACGGGCATTGACCAGAGCGAGACGAGCGCGAACGCCCGGATCGAGGTCACGGCTTCGTTCAGGTCGGCGCCGTCGGTGCTGACGCCGCCCGCGACCCACTGGAACGAGACACCGCTGCCTGTCGTTGCCCAGAGCGCGCGGTGCACGCGGAACATCTCGAGGAGGCGAAGTTCGAGCTCCTCGCGGATCGCGGAGTCCGGATCCGGGACGCGGTCGGCCGGGTCGTCGTCGTCGGTCTGCGCCGCGCGGGCGTCGACGTAGGGGTCGATGAACGCGAGCTCGTCGGGGTCGACGTCGACGTACGCAATGCGCGTGCGCCCGATGCAGATGATCTCGTTGTCGGTGAGGGCCTTGCCGCCGTACCAGGGGCCTGCGCACGCGTGCTGCTGCCAGGTGTTCACTGCTTGTCTCCTAGGTCTGCCCCGTCGACGAGGCGGTTGACGTCGGTGCCGTTGACGAACGTCCAGCGGGCGTGTGGTTCGTCGTCGACGCCGCCAACGGGCACTGTCCCGAGGTCGAATCGAGCCGTCGGCCATGTGCGGGACGCGGCCTGCAGGGACGGCGGGGGGAGCGCGGGCCCTGACCAGGCCATGCGCAGCGACGATGAGGCGTGCACGTCGACGCGGACGCTGTAGTGGATCGCGTGCTCGGGGATGGGTCCGTAGCCGACGCGCTCGAGCTCGGCGAGCAGGGGTCCGCGGTCGGGGACGCCGGTGGCGCGGCTGGACGTGACGCTGAGCGAGTGGAGAGTCACGTCAGACCGGCCACGGATACGGGCGTGGAGCGGAGAAGACCGTCCCACTGAGCGACGGTGAGGCGTGAGCCCGACTTGATGTCGTGCGCGACGAGCGTCGCGTTCAGGCGAGACGTCATGCGGAACCGCGCGCGGTTCGTGTCGGGGATGGTCGCTCGGTCGGTGAGCACCGCGGCGAATGCCGAGGCGGTGATCGGTTTGGGGTCGCTGGTGGACAGCATGTTGCTCCTTCGTTCGGCCCCCGGTGCGGGGTGGTGGTGCCGGATTGCTTGCTTTCATACTATGGGGTAACGCCACCTGGCGTCCACCGGGCAAAAAGATGGCCGGCATCCCCCACCAAGAGGATGCCGGCCGGCGCACGAAGGAACATTCGAGCGAGATACCAGTCTAGGGCGCGAGTCCGACGTCGCCGATTAGGGCGGCTGCGCCTGCACCGGGCCCGAGCGCGCGTCACGCCGCCGCATCCACCCGACGGGGAGCGTGTCTTCGACCTCGGCCATGTCGAGCGGGTTGATATCGGGCCCGTTCGGAGTCGGCCACTGCGCGGCAATCTGCTTGAAGATCCGCACAAACGCCGCGTTTTTCCGCTCGGCGGCGAGCTTCACGTCCTCGAGCTCACGAGCCTGCCTGCGGATCGTCTCGTCCTGAGTTTCGATCGTCGCGTTCATCGTTGCGATCTCGGCTTTGAGGGTTTGGATCTCGGCCCACGCGTCGTCCAGCTGCTTCGTGACGCGCGCGTCGATGCGCGCGTTGAGCGCTGTCATAGCGTCGGATTTCGTCTTGCCTCGCGTCGCGGCCACACCGGCGAGCACGCCGATGAGCGCGAGAACGGCGCCAGCGAGGACGACCAGCTGTCCAGGTTCGAGCATCACTCCTCGCCGTCTGCAGTGCTCGGGGCAGCGCGCTCAGCGCGCCGCTCTTTGATCTCCTCACCGAGGATCGATAGATGCATGGGCGGGACGATGAGCCCGAGCGCCAGGATGAACACGATGAACCCGGCGGACGGGTCGGGGTTGAGGCGGAAGAACATCACGGCCGCCGCGTAGGTGCCGAGCAGGAGCATGATGAGCACGTTGCCGCCGAACGCGATGTGCCAGAGCGTGGGGAGCACGGATCCGCACAGGAGAAGCATCCCGGAGGCCGCGAGCACCATGCCCATGAAGTCGATCGTGTCCTCGTCGAAGAGGCGGTGCAGCACCGGTGAGCCGTACGCCACGGCCCAGATGCCGGCGCCGATCACGATGGCCGCGTACAGGGGGAAGTAGATCCGCTTCTGCTGCCGGTACTTGTGCTCCTCGGGCGGCAGGGCGTCCGGGTGCCAGATGGTGGTTCGGAGGACGCGCTCCCAGAGGGAGGGAGGCGCGTCCTCGGTCGAGTTGTCCACAGAGTTATTCCCAGGTGTGGAGAACGTCAGCGCGCGCGGCGGTCGCGGCGGAGGCTGCCCTCGGTGAGCTTCGTCGCGATGGACGGCTGGCCGCCCTTGCCCTCGGCGCGCCAGATGCCGAAGTACGACGCCACGGCCCAGACGAACGTGCCGCCGAACAGGAGGATGTTCTGGCCGAGGTCGTACGGGCTGGCCGTGAGCAGCGCGTCGAGGATGCCGGATGCGATCGACGTCACGAGGGAGAGCAGGGCGAGCAGGATGCCCTTCGCTTTCGCGCTGGTGACCTTCGTCGAGACGATGGCGACGACCAGGGGCAGGAACGTGCCGACGAGGAACGTGAGGACGTAGGTCCAGTCGATGTCGAAGACGATGGCGGGCTGCTGGCCGTCGGGGAACGCGGACGCCCCAGCGACGATGACGATGGTGGTCTGAGCGATCATGGGTCTTCCCTCCGAGGGGCGCCGGCGGCGCGAACGGGTGCAATCCTGCCCGCTCGAGGTGCTGCACGGAGCCGCGACAGGCCGATACCCCTTGACATGCAGAACCGCCCGGCCAGGTAACCAGGAACCCGGCCGGGCGGCGTATCTGCAGGCGGGGCGGTAGCACCCCCGCGCGGCCCGCCAAGGCCGCCTGCAGGCTTACGAGGGGTTTCGGACGTGCGCCCACAGCTGACCGTCGGTGCGCACCCCCGATTCCCCGGGTCGGATCGAGTCCCAGATGCTCTGCAGCATGTCGTGCTGCGCCTGAACTTCGTCGGCGTAGACGATCTCCGTCGAGTCGGTGGGCAGGCTCTCGGGGGTGAAACGCGCGAAGCCGTAGTACGGCAGCATCCAGAGCACGTGATCGCGGTTGAGGTCGCGGAGGCCAGATGCGTACCGGTCCTCAAGGCTTTCGGATGCGGGCCACGAGCCGTCGTTGACGAAGTTCGTGAGCCGCTCGCCGAACGCATTGTGGTGCGCGCGGATCGAGTATCCCGGGACCATCGTGTAGGTGACGCCGGTGACGGGGTTGCGGAAGTTGATGGGCATGTCGCGGTCCTGTTCGATCAGTTCGGAGACGGGGGTGGGGGTGCCGGTGGCCGCCGGCTGTGCGGGTGCGTTCTGGGCGCGGAGGATGCGCTGGATTACGGGTATCGGGTCGACGTAACCGACGCCGTGCACGTAGATCTCGATGTGGCAGCACGGGCCGTCGGTGAAGCCGGAGAGGCCCTCGTGGAGGATGCCCTGCCCCTGAGCTACGCGCTCGCCGACGCGCTGACTCGAGTCCCACGGGCCGTGCGAGTAGCTGATGTCGAGCGTCTTGCCTTCGAAGCCAGAACGAACGGTGATGCCCCATCCGAAGCCGTGCTGGTTCGACGGGCGAGTCTTGCTGATCACCTCGCCGGCAAGCAGGGCAAGCGCGGGGACGGTGCCCGACCGCCGCGAGTGGGAGAAGTCCTGACCCCGGTGGCGGCGACCGCAGGGGTTGGTGCCAACGGGGCGGCAGTCGCCGAACGGGGACGTGCGCCCGCTGTTGTAGTAGTCGTCGAGGGCGGTCACGAGGTGGGCTCCGTAGGTGCCGTCGGGTCACCGGCGGCGATGCGCGCCGAGATGACGTCGGGAGCGTCGGGTTCGAGGGTCTCTCCCTCGGCGGGGTCGAGCTCCCACTCACCGTCGTCGCCGTCGATGGCGAGCTCGGGGTCGTACGGGTCGTCTGACATGGTGTTCCTCTCGTGCGGGGTTGGACGAACGGGCTCAGATTAGGCCGGAATCCGGTCTGGGCGCCGCGAGGGCGCGCCGTACACCAGAACGAGGGAGAGGATGAGGGTCAGCACGAGAACGGGCCGGAGAACGCGCCTGAGCATTATTCGAGGGGCGCCGTCGTCTCGGCCTGACCGGTCGTCGTGCCCGTGAAGCACTCAGCGCAGTATGGTCCCGCCTCAGATGGCTCAGCGACGTCGACGTCGAAGTCTGGGTCGAGCACGTCGTAGCGAGGGGAGTCGTCTCGGCTGACGTTCTGGCGACCACATCCGCGGCAGGTTTCCATGGCTGCTCCGATCACTGGAATGCGAGAGGCGGGCCGAGGTAGGTAGCGGCCAGCTGACCGCCGACGAGGCGCTCTTCGGCGGCGGTGCTGCCGCCGATGTGCACCACCAGCGACCCGTTGTTGCAGTAGACGCCGACCTTGTCGCCGGCGCCGAGAACTGCGGCGTTGAGCTCGCCGTGCGCGTGCGTGTAGAACGAGCTCGACAGGGTGTACGCCAGACCGTCGATGAGGTATCGGTGCTTCGCCGGGGTGTCGTGGATCACGAACCAGAAGTTGGCGGTCCCGGATCCGACCTGCATCGTCGTCCACCAGCTGAGATCGTAGACGCCAGCTTTCTTGACGGTGAGCAACCCGTCGGGCGTGTACTCGAACCAGTCGGATCCGCCGCGGCGCCGGTCTCGAGGGCTGGACCAGTTGCCGAGGAAGTTCCCCGAGGTCGCGCCGAACTGCGCGTTCGGGTGCAAGGCCACGTAGGGACCGGGGCCGACGGGGTACCAGCCGGCCGCGACCTTCGTGACGTTCGGCGCTAGGCCCCTGGCAGTGAGCCCCGGGGCGCCGGCAACCATGAAGTACGACTCGACGAAACCGGTGTCGGTGTTCAGCCAGGAGACCTGACGGTTCGCGAGCTCGACGCGGTCGGCATCCGTCGACGGGATGCCGTAAAGCAGGTCGCGCTCGGCGGTAGACCCGGACGACGGAGCACGTGAGACGCGTCGAGCGACCTCGTTCGTCGCGCGGCGGACCTCGTCGATCTTTTCGCGGAGCCGGGACAGCTGGTTTTTGAACCATGACGGGCCGCCGCTGGGGATGTTGTAGCCCGTGGTCGAGCCGCTCACGTAGTCACCCGGCGTGGCTGCGCCGACACCTTGGCCCAGTCGTTCGCGAGAGTCGTGTTGATCTCGAGGAGCCGCAGCCGGTTCTCGGCGGTGCCCACACCTGGGTCGTCTTTCGTCGAGACGCGCGCGTAGTCACCAGCGCTGACGTCACTGATCTTCGTCGCGCCTGACTTGCGGACCTCGAACGACCACGTTTCGAGCACGCGATCGCCGGTGAGTACGGCCTGGTCGGCGTACTGCTGCAGCACGGGCAGGTTGATCACCGACGAGCGGTCTTCGCTGGTCTCCATGCGCCGCACGAGCGGGTCCATGTTCGGGCGCACGGCTTTCGCCATGAGCGGTTCCGCGTCGACGCCCGGAGATCCTTCGTCCTCGGGCACGGATCCGGTCTGGTAGTTGTCGGTCGCGAGCACGGTGGCGTCGCGCGTGATCGACGCGCCGCGGATGTCAGGGCGCGGGATGCCGGTCATGTCCCACTTGTGGTCGGCGCCGGGAGCCTGGCTGATCTCGGGCTTGCCCGTGGTCATCACCCACTCGATGTGCGTGCGCTCGGGGTTGGCGTACCGCGGCTTGAACATGATGTCGGGGCCGCCGAGCACCTCGGACAGCTGCTGCAGCTTCTCGTCGAGCACGTGGAGGTCGGAGGCGCGGTAGGTGCGCTCGTTGTCGCCGAGAACGTCGGCCTCGAACACCAGCGGAACGGATCCGTTCGTCCACCCCTGAGCCTGCTGCACCAGGCGCTTCGCGATCGTCCCGAGGGAGAGCCCCGTGTAGCGGGTCTGCTTTCCCGAGGGCAGGCTGTTCTTGTCGGCGTCGACGAGCAGGGGGATGACGTAGCGGTACTGGAAGTACGAGCGCAGCCCGGCGGCGTTGAGCGTCAACCGCTGCTTGTCGAACGCGTAGGAGTCGGTCCAGATCGGACCCGCGTTGCGGATTACGCCGTCTTCGTCCCACGCGAGGTACGACTGCGCGGGGAGGAGCAGGGAGCGGATCGCCACGACCTTGTCGGAGCCGGGCACCTTCATCGGCAGGGGGATCGTCGCGCCGATCGACCCCGCGGCGCCGAGTGTTTCGTTGCAGTTGCCGGCCGCCGCGGGGATGTTTCGCACGCGGATGAGGCCCGTGCTGAGGTCGCCCCCGAAGATCGTCACCGTCACGCTATTTCGTCACTTTCCACTCGGTGCCGGTCCAGGTCTTGACCTTCGCGATCTTCCAGGCCCCGGCAGCCGTCCAGACTTTCCACAGGGCAGTCTTCCACGCGGATCCGGTCCACGCTTTGCCCCCTGCAGGCATGAGGAACGGGCCCGCAAACGCCCAGTACCCGGTGTTGTCGACGTTGTTCGCCCGCACGCTGAGATAGAACGTCGACCCGGGCTTGATCTGGTCGTTGCCGGTGAATGTCTGGGAGCGCGCCGCGGCGTCGACGTCCTGCTGGGTGACTCCGGTCGTGAAGTCGGACGACGTCGACAGGCGCGTGGTGAAGCTCGAGATCGGCTTGCCGCCCGTGTCCGCCGGCGCGGTCCACGAGAGAGTGACCTTGTCGGGCGGAACGATAACAACCTGCGGGTCGCCGGGAGCCGCGGGGTTCGATCCGAGCGTGCGACCCGACACGACGCCCGACCAGGGGCCCGCGCCGTTGTCGTTGACGCCTCGAGCGCGGAAGAACACCTCGGCGCCGGGGTTGAGGCCGGTCGCGTAGTAGGTGCCGTCGCTGGCGGCGACGCCGACGGGGAACGACGGGTCGTACGCGGCCTGCACCTCCCACCGACGAATCGGAGCGCCACCGTCGTAGTTTCCCGAGAAGCGGTAACGGAGGCTGGTCGTCGTGGGCTGGTCCACACCGATCGGGGTGGGAGCGTCGGGCGCGCGCGTGATTCGCGGCAGCTGGATTCCCGAGTTGACCTCGGTGTAACCCATCTGGTCGACGTTGGCCGAGCCCTTGATGGAGAAGTACCGGTTGCCGTTGGCGTCGTGGTACAGCTGATCGATGTAGACGTCGCACAGTTGAAGCTCGTCGCTGTTGCGGAAGTCGTAGGAGAAGCTGTTTCCGGCGCGCTGCACACCGTCGAGGCTGAACGCGTACGACGAGTTGTTGCTACCGGACCACGTAGGCGAGTAGCTGTTCTTGCGGATCCACATGCGTCCGCGCGCGGCCGAACGGTTCTCGGCGTAGAACGTCTGCGTGTCGACCTGCTCCTCGAGGCGGAACGGCCGGTTGGGGAAATTGCTCGAGACCATGTCAGCTGCCGTCGACCCAGATGTCGCCGACAGAGGGCGACGACGGGGCGGACCCGTTGAAATTCACGGTGATCTTCTTGCCGCTGATCTTGCCGGCGTTGATGTTCTCCGGGTCGGTGATCTGCGAGGCCGACACCGAGCCGATGTTGATGCTCGTGCGCGCCGGCGGGTTCGTGATGGCCGTGCCGAGTGCCGTGTTCCCGGCTCCGGCGGGCACGAGCTTTCGGCCGAGCTCGAGCGCACCCGTGGGGAGAGCCGGAAGAGACGGGGTGGACGCCGGCGTGCCCTGGACTACGTCGATGCGCGGGTCGCCAGTCTCGCTGAGCTCGTAGTCGGGCTGCACGATGTAGACCCGGTCGATGCGCGAGAGCGTCGAGTGCCCGGTCGCGGTCGGGATGTCCAGCTGATCGGGCGTGCCAAGGATGTACGCGCCCTGCCCGGTGCGGGTCGTGACGGCATAGCCCGCGCGCACGACGTACTTCATCTCGCTCGAGGACGTGAGCACCTCGAGCGGGACGTAGCTGCCTTCCTGCGCGTTCAGGACGCCGGCGACGGGCACGCCGGGGGCCGTCTGCCGGAGCAGGGCCGCGAGGATGCGCCGCATGGAGCTCGCGGGCGCGCGCTGCGCGGTGTTCGGGGAGTTGACAGCCAGGCCAGGGGCGATTGCAACCATGGTTTACCACCATGCCTCTCGGTACTGGGCGAGCATCGACGCGTTCGCGTCGGTGGCGCCGATCGGGTTGAAAGCGTAGGACCGCTTCGACTCCGGGAGGATGCTGCTCCACTCGGATCGGGTGAGGTACTCGCCGGTGACGTCGTTGCCGTTGAGGAACGCGCGGCCACCGGCGTACGGGTCGAGGAGCACGGACTGTCCGACGGCGAGCGGGCCGCGGTACTCGATGATGTTCGACCCGGAGATGATCTGGAAGCCGGCGGCGCCGATCATGCCGGTCACGAGGAACCGCGGCCAGGTTTCGGCGGTGCCGCTGTTCGCGAGCTCGACGAGGCCGGTGGGGGAGAACGGGCCGAAGTCGAGGGTGCCGCCGATGGGGCCGACGAGGGGGAAGGTGAGGCCGTTCTTGTTGCTCACGCCGGGGGCGTCCGCGCGCTGCTCAATCGGGGGGCCGTACTTGCGCCCGTCCGCGGCGACGAGCGGGATCAGGAACTTCGCCTTAGTCGCGGTGAACGGGTCGACGCTGATCTGCCCGTTGACGCGGCACGTGGTGGTGCGCACGCGGCCGCTCAGCGCCGTCACCTGGACGTCGAACCGCGTCCCGAGGGGTGCGAGGCCCGAGATGTCGTCCCAGAGATCCTCAGCGTCGCTGACGCTGCTCGCCGTGGCGAATCCGGTGATCGACATGACCTTCGATCCGCGGTAGGTCCGCTCGGGGTCGAAGGCGCCGTCGGCCTGGGGCATGTTCTCGACGTTCGCGGCCACAGGCGGCGACGAGTGCCACCCGGTGAAAGCCTGCAGCTTGAGCTTCTGCCCGCCGGGGCCCGCGTCGGGCGCCGTCTCGATGCGCTTCCCGAGGAGGTCGATAATCACGGGGCCACCGCTCCGCCCATTGCGTACTGCACCTTCTGCATGATGATCTCCGCGAGGTTGTCGACGTCGAGATCCTGGATCTCAGAGCGCTCGACCTTGACCTCGATCGTGATGGGTGCGGAGCCCGTCGACGACCCGGGGCTCGCCGATGACCACGGCGGCGTTCCGTACGTCCCCGTGTTCGCGTTGATGCTCCACGCCGCGGTAAGCGCCTTCGGATCCGGGATCTCCGGGATCAGGAGCGCCGACGCGCGCTGGATGCTGCGCGCCTTGTTCTGGATGCCGACTTCCATGCCCTCGCCGGTGTACTCACCGATCTCGACGAACACGCGCGACGGCGAGTGAATCTGCAGCACGTTCTTGGCCCAGTCGATCGCGCCGTTGACCGTGTCGCTGATCGCGCCGATGACGCCGTCGATCATGGACGTGATGCCGTTGATGAGCCCCTGGATGATGTCGGTTCCGACGTCGAAGAGCCACTGCCCGGCGCCCGAGAAGAACCCCATGATCTGATCCCAGAGGCCCGACACTGTGGACACGACGGTGTCGATCGCGGAGCGTACGGCGTTCACGATGTTGTTCCACACGTCGGTCAGGAACGACGAGATCGCCGACCACGTGCTGTTCCAGATGCTCGAGATCGTGTTGACGGCGTTCGTGATCGCGTTCTGCACGGACTGCACAATCGGCGTGATGAACGACACGATGGCGTTCCAGATCGTCGTGAAGAAGTCCGAGATCGCCTGCCACACGGTGTTCCACGTCGACGAGACCATCTCGACGTACGCGGTGATGTACGCCGCGAGCCAGGCAGCAATCGGCGTGATGAAGTCGACGATGCCGTTCCAGACGCCGACGAAGAACGACGACACGGCCTCCCACACGCCCGTCCAGAACGACACGAGGCCGGTGATGTAGTTCGTGATCATTTCGACGATGAACGTCACGATGGGCGTCAGGAAGGCAACGATCGCGTTCCACACGGTCGTGACGACGTCGACGATCGCGTTCCAGATCGTCACCATGACCGCGGCGAAGATCAGGAAGATGTTCTGCCATGTCTCGATGTAGACGCGGATCAGCGTCGCGATGAACTCGAAGATCGGCGTGAGGAAGCCGACGATGCCGTTCCAGATGTCCATGAACGTCGTGCTGACGGCCGTCCACACGCCGATGAAGAACGACGACACGTTGGTCCAGGCGTCGGTGAAGAACGACACGATGCCGCCGACGACGGTGGTCACGAACGAGGAGATGTTGTTCCACGTGTCGGTGAAGAACGACGCGAGCGCTCCGAAGACGGTCGTGGCGACGTTGACGATGTTCGTCCACGCCTCGCCGAGGAAGCGGGAGAACTCGGCCCAGATTGCCTGCCCGAGCTCGGTCTGCGTGAAGAAGTAGATCAGCGCGCCGACGAGGAGCATGATGATCGCGACGATCTTGATGATCGGGTTCGCTTCCATCACCGCGTTGAAGATGCCCTGCGCGACGGCGCCGGCTTTCGCGGCTCCGGCCTGGACCGTGGTCGCGCCGGTGAGGACGCTCTGCGCCGCGGCAGCGCCGGCGGATGCCAGCTTCCAGCCGTTGATGAACGCGGTGACGCCGGAGATGACGGTCATGAGCGCGCTGATGCCGGTCGCGATCTTGCCGACGACGATGAGCACGGGGCCCGCGGCGATCGCGATGCCTGCGAACGCGAGCGCGGCGCCCTTGGCTTCGGGGGAGAGCGACTGGAACCAGTTGAGGACGTCGCGGACGCCGTTGACGATCGTGCGGAAGGTGTCGGCCAGCACGCGTCCGATGTCGGCCGCCGCGGCCTTCATCTCGGGCGACTTGAACATGGCGGTGAGCTCGCCGAAGACCTCTTTCAGCTGGGGGTAGACCTCGTTGAGCGCCGTCGCTCCGAGGTTCGAGAACGAGGTCTTGAGGTTGGCGAGCGCGCCCTGCGCGGTGTCGCCGCTCTTGAGCGCCGCGCCCGCGACGTTCTTCTCGAGGATGTCTTTGAACTGAGCCGCCGAGATGTCGCCCTTCGACACCATGTCCTGGATCTCGGTCGCGGTCTTCCCGAACTCCTTCTGCAGCATCGGCAGGACAAAGAGACCGTTCTCGGTCATCTGGGTCATCATGCCGACGGTGAGCTTGCCGGCGCCGTCGACCTGCGTGAGCATGTTCGCCATCGACCCGAAGTCGGTGTTAGCGCGGGTCGCGGAGTCGCCGATGAGGGTCAGCTGGCGCGTGAGCTCCTGACCAGGTGCGATGCCGGATGCCAGAGCGGCTCCGGCCCACGTGCCCGCGTCCTGCAGAGCGAACGCGGTGCCCTCGACGGACTTGAGCACGTCGGTGCCGATGATCCGCCCGGCCTCCTCGGAGCTATACCCGAGGGATTCGATCTGCTTCGTCGCGTTCTCGATCGAGGTGAGGCGCCCCCAGCCGCCGGCAATCGCGATGCCACCGAGTGCACCGGCCGCGCCGACGGCTGGGAGGGTGATGCCCTTCGTGAGCTTGCCGCCCACGGATTCGGCCATCTTGGCGACGGAGTCGAACCCCTTCGAGATGTCCGCCCCCATGTCGGACACCTTCGCCCAGGCGGAGCGAGCCTTACGAGACTCGTCCTCCTGCTGCTGACGGAACTTCTCGGACGCCTTCTGAGCGTCGTTGAACGCCTTGATGATGCTGGTCGGATCGCCCTGCAGATCCGCAGTCACCACGAGGACCGTCGTGCTCACGGGGTCTCACTTTCTTTTCGCCGCCTGCATCCGCTCTTCCTGCTCGGCGTTCTCGATGGTGTAGAGCGCCGACCAGAGCGCGAGCTCGTACTCGGATATGGGGTTGTAGGCGTCGGACCCGTAGAGCAGTTCGTCGAGCGTCCGCCCTAGCTCACGGGCGAGGGAGAGGAGGAACCGAGTGCGCCCGTCGAGGGCGACTCTTTTCCCGGCTCCGAGTTGCTCCCGTTCACGATCGAGATGGCCTGCATGATCACCGCGAGGTCGGACATCGGCATCGCCGAGAGCTCCTCATCGGTCCAGTCCTCGAAGACCTTCTCGGTGCGGTTCTCGGGGTCGAAGCACATGAGGCGGAGCATGTTGTTGTTCAGCTGCGTGGGGTCGAGCTCCGACGGGTCGTCGCCGTCGCGCGACATCGCCCGGATCTCGTCCATCTGCCCGGCCTGCAGGCCCTTGACGTAGACCTGCTCGCCGTCGTCGAACTGGGCGATGGCGTCTTTCACGCGGCGCTTCTTGAGGCGGTCGCTGAGGCGCGCACGCGCGGCTTCGGGAACAGCGGAGGGGGTGGGTTCCGCCGGAAGCGCCTCGGAGACGGGCTGGGCGGGGGCAGGAATCGTCGGAAACGTCTGCTCGGGGGTGGTGGGGGGTTCGGCAGCCACGGGCGCCTGTACGACGTGCTCGACGTCGGCGGGGATGACGCCTACGGCAGTGCCGGCGGGAAATTCGGTGGACATGGTTCCTCCTGGTTAGGGATGGGTGGTGGGGCGCCGCGGTGTGCGACGCCCCGGGGGTGGCTTACGCGAAGACGCCGTCGTCGTTCGGGCCCGTGCGCTGGAACTCGATCGACGCGGTGACGATGTCGCCGACGGGGGCGGACCAGTTGTACGCGGTGATGATCGTCTCGCGCTGCGTGCGCGGCTTGCCCGACTTGTTGCCCGCGGGGCCGATGACGAGCGTGCACGTCTCGAGGGTGCCCGCGTTCATCGCGTCGATGAGCGCGATCATGTGCGTGTGAAGGGCGATGTCGAAGTTGCCCGAGATCGACGCGGTCTCGTCGTTCAGGCCCATGACGTACGTCTTGGCGCCCTTGGTCGCGCCGAAGGTCGTCGTCTCGGCCGTGTCGATCGACCGGTCGGCGCTGGCCTCCTTGAGGTACGTCGACAGCGGCACGAGCGTGCCGGAGGCGTCGTCGAAGGCAACGTACGTGTTCTTACCGTGGATTCCGGGCATCTCATGCTCCTCGTCGTGCGATCGCCACTCGGGCGGTTACGGCGCCGGCGGATCCGGCGAGAATGACCTGCACGCGGGCGTAGCGCTGCAGGGCGGTCGTGGATTCGCGGCTGATGGCGTCCAGCTGGCCGGCCGGGACGGTGAAGGTGTCGTAGTCGACCCACGTGGAATTGTTCGCGGAGTGCTGCACGCGGAGGGTGACGAGACCGTTTCGACCGTTCGCAACCACGTGGTAATGCAGGCGCGCGCCGATGCCGGGGGCGCCGAGGTCGACGCTCGCGCCGTTCACGGATGCCGCGCTGTAGTCGGCCTTCGTGGTGAGCATCTTGCCGAGCTCGATGGGCCCGTCGGCCTGGAAATCGCCGGAGGACGACACGACGTCGGCGACCGGGGAGGAGATGTTGATGCCGGTGGAGAGGATCGAGCCCATCTCGGCGATGCGTCCCGCCTCGAAGCCGCGGTCGGGGCCGACGGTGAACGGGGCGCCGAGGTCGAGGTCGGCGATACCGCCGATGCGCGAGCGGACGGAGTCGATCTTGCCGGACTCGATGCCCGACCATGAGAACGTCGCGTCCTGGCCGCCGAGCACGTAGGTCTTGGCGCCGCCGGGCTCGTCGAAGCACGTGGTCTCCGCGGTGTCGAAGCTGCGATCAGCCGACACCTCCTTGAGGGAGCGCGTGATGTCGTACTGCCCGAGGGCGACGTTCGTGTTCTTGCCGTGAATCGGCATCAGGCGTCCACTCCCGGCGCGCTGGCGTCCACCGCGGCATCCGTGGCGTCCACCTCGAGCGCTTTCGTGTCCTGTTCGACCTTCTCGAGCACGCCTTCGCGCACCAGGAAGTCGCGATCGCGCTTCGGCAGCGCGGAGTCGTCGATGGTGTCGCCGGCGTCGACGCGCGTACCGTCCGGGCCGTAGTTGAACCCGCGAGTGGCTGTGAGCATGGCTCCTCCTCGCGGTCGAGACTAGGAGCGCTCGCCCCCCCGTTACTGACCCGACACGCCGCCATCCGGGTCGTCGAGGTCCGTCTCGCAGTCGAGGCAGAAGCTCGGCATACTCGGCGCGCGGTGCTCGTGCGGGCATCCCTGCTGCTCGGTCTCCATGACCAGCGCGGCGTCCTCGGGCCAGTTCTTCGCGATCAGCATCCGAGCCGTGGCGATCGTGCCCATGGCAGTGTCGAGCGCCAGGAGCACTTCGTCACGGGTGAGGACCGTCGGGTCGCTCGGGGTCTGGTTGCTCACGAGCTCTCCTCTTCGTAGCCCAGCATGACCGACACCTCGAAGGTGTAGTCCGTCCGCATCTTCGAGTCTTTGCGGAGCCGCTCAGGGTAGGCCAACGGCTGCACGCGCACGAAGTGGGTTTCGCCGTAGGTCTCGTTCACCAGCCGGTTCGTGGTCCGCCAGACGTCGACGGCAGCGTCGTACGCCTCCTTCGGCTTGTTCGGCTCCGACCGCACGACAACGGTGAGGTTCGGGCGTCCGCTGATCGACGTGTAGGTCTCGTCAATCGGGCCGGGCCGGGCCACCAGGCCCACGCAGAGGTCGTCGGTGCTGTCGTCGTCTTCGGGAGGGCCGATGACGATGCTCCGCCCGTTCTCGAGCGGCGTCGACGCGTGCTCGATGATGTAGTCGGCCAGGTCGCTGTGCCAGGTCACGATACGGACCCCTTCCCGAGGATGCCGCCGATGCGCTTCGCGAGGCGCCCCTGAATCTCGACGGTCGCCGCGGCGAGCGGATCCGAGAGAAAGTGGGACTTCGTGCCCGGCTTCGTCCAGTTCTTCTCGTACGGCGAGTTGTGCACGTACAGAGCGTACTTCGACGCCGCGCCGCCGTAGCCCATGGTCACCTTGACGAACCCGTTCGAGAACTTCGGCTCATTCACCGTGCCCGAGCCGATGAGGTACCCGTCGCGCACGGGCACCTGACGCTGCGACTCCCGCATGACCAGCTGCGCCGACTCCGAGAGCGACTGCCCGACGGCCCGGACGATGTCACCCGACGAGACCTTGAGGGTCGTCGTCATGTTGTCGATGCCGTTCCACTTCCACCCCTGGCTAACCATGGTGGATCTCGGATCCGTACGGCCCTTCCTCGTCGCGGTAGTTCTTCACGCGGATGATGTCGCCGAGCTCGCGGCCGTCGCGGGTCAGCCGGTCGCCGGGCTGGATGCCGTACACGTCGGCCGTGTAGACCGTGCCGGCGGCGGTCTGCTTCACGCCGTTCTGGTCCTCGACGACGTGGGTCTCGTCGTCGCAGTACGCGCGGATCGGGACCGGCTCGGCGTAGCGCGCGTTCTGCCAGACGTCCTGACCGTTCTTCCGCTCCCACATGACCTCGTCGACCATGAGCTCGAGGAGCCCGGGATCAACGGGCACGGAAGCCTCCGAGCTCGGGCGGGAGGTTGCGGTCGCCGCCGAGGTTCTGCCCCGGGGCGTTGTCGTGCATCCCGATCGCGAACTGGATCGGCGGGCGGGTGGGGACGAGCGTTTCGATGTCGATCGCCACGCCCCCACCCGTGCTGCCGGCGCGGAGCGCGCGCGCCTTGTCGCGCCACGCGGCGGCCATGTCGTTCCCGTCGCGCCGGGAGATCGAGAACGGGCCCACCTTCTTGTCGCCGCCCACCGCACCGGCGTTCGTCATCCACCAGTCGGCGATCCGCTCTGCAGCGTGAGCAGCTGCGGATTCCGTCGTGGCGTCCGGGAACGACAGGAGGTAGTCGAGATCCTCGTCGGAGATCGAGTGAGGCTTCTCAACCGTGTCCCCGAGGAGGAAACGCACCTCGTCGCGCGGAGACTGCGGCGGTGCGGCGTACGTGAAGACCATGGGCCCGTTCTCTCTGGGTTACTGCGCGGTCTTGGCCGAGTCGTCGGCCGTCTGCGCGGCATCCGCGCTGTCGCCGGCGGTGGCCGCGGCGGTCTTCCGCTTGCGAGCCGTCGTGGTCGCGGCGGGAGTCTCCTCCGCGGGCGTCTCCTCGGCGCCCGGCGTCGACGTCTCTTCGACGGACGGCGTCGCCTCGGGGGTGACCTCCGAAGCGGCCTCTGCAGCGGTGGCCGCGGGGGTCTCCTCGGCGGGCAGGGTTTCGCCGCCTGCACCCGGGGTCTCGTCCTCGTCGGGCGTGGTCTCGGCGACGGGGATGGACACCCAGCCGATCACGCCATCGTCGTCGACCGCGAGCATGCTGCGCGGGGCGAAGCCGGGGAAGCCCTTGAGCACCTCGGCGAACGGGGACTCGCCGTTGAGGATGCGGGCGCTGCTGGTGAACTTGAGCGATTCGACTGTCAGCCGGTCGGGCATGATGACTCCTTTGGTCGTGGTTCGCGCCATAGTCTCACACCCCCGCGGAGGACCATCCAGGAGCGGCGCGCCGATCGCCGCTCCTGGATGGCTCACGCCGCGATGGCGGGGTACCCAGTCGACGTCGACACGTTCGGGACGCCACGCCAGACCACGCGGGGGCTGTTCCCGTCGAAGTAGGCCCCGTCGTACTTGCCGTCGATGAGCAGGAAGTTCTCGAACCAGACGTCGCCGGCCGTGGCAAACCCGCCGTTGTAGAGCCGGATGAACGCCTCGCTTGCGTCGACCGGCAGTGTGAACGTCACGCGCAGCACGTAGCGCCCGGGCACCAACGGTGCATCCGCGATCGTGGTGACGTACCCGCCGCCCGACGCGGACCGCGTGTAGGCGCGTAGTCCCGGGCGATTGGTGGAGTCACGAGCGTCGGCGTAGCGGACCGTCGCGAGCGCGGTGTACGTGCGTCCCGGGAGCATTCCGAGGCGCAACCCGCCAACGTCGCCCGACGCATTAGCGAACGTGTCTTTGCTGGTCATGCTCGTGTTGATCAGACGGATGGCTTTTGACTCCGGCGTTGCTCCTGTCGACTGGACCGCTTTGTTGATCGTCGAGTTGTACCCGTACTGGTTGACCGAGATCCCAGAGAGGATGCTGTCGCTTCCCGAATCGGCGCCGACAAACGATGGCCAGAGGTCCGCGTCCTGCGAGATCGCGCCGTCGAAGTAGGGCCTCGAGATGGGCGACTGCTCGATGACCGGATCTCCCACCTCGAAGACGTTGCCGGCACCGAAAGCAACCGTGTTGTTCGAGGTGATGACGGTGAAACTGGCCGAGGGCGTGGCCCCCGCCGGGATGGTGAAAGTCGACGTGATCTCCTGCGCCGTCGGACCGATCGTGAACAAACTCGAGACCAAATCACCTCCACCGTTTAGCATCCGAAGGCGAATGATGACCTGCCGGCTGACGTCGGATCGGACTTTTGCGGTGACAGTCCACACCTGGCCGGCCGAAATCGGCACTTCCTGCGGTGTGGGGCTCGCTTCCACGTTGAGGTAGGTCGACGTGGAGCTACCCGCCACCCGGAAAGCGCGCCCCGAGGTCGCCCACGTGGCGTCGATGTAGGACGTGGTGACGTCGGGGTTTGTCGGCGTTCCGCCTCGGGTGCGCCACATGATCGACGCGTTCCGGCACCCCGGGTCGGTCGCAACGTTCCGGCGCACTTCGACGAGCGCGGCCTTGATGGTCGACGCCGAGCTGTGTGCGGTGCTTTCCCAGCCGTAGACCATGCCGCTGTCATCGGTGGTGTCGCCGTCGAAGTAGGTGCCGTCGTAGCGGCCCTCGATGATGTTGAGGCGCTCCCACACGACGGACCCGGGGTCGGTGACCGAGGCTCCGTTGAACAGGCGGAGGAACGTCTGCGTGGTCGGCGGCACCGTGAACGTGAACCGGAGGTCGTAGACACCGGGTACGTTCGGCGCGGCCTCCGACACCATCGGCACGTAGTTGCCGTTGAGCAGGTAGTACAGCACCATCCGCCGCGGCGTGGTCGTGGCGCCCGCTTGCGCAACGAGCACGCGGATCCGCCCGAGGGCGGTGTAGGTGCGTCCGGGCATCATGCCGAACTGGAAGGCGGAGAACTCGCCGCTGAACCGCATGGACGTGTCCGACGACGACGACACGGGAATGATCCGCGCGCCGCCGTTCCAGGAGCGCACGGTGACGGCCTGTCCGGTGATGACAGCTTGCTCGACGCGGACGCCCTGCAGGATGCTGGCGCTGGCATCCGGGGTGCCGGTCCACGCGGGCGTGAGGTCGGCATCCGGCGTGCTGTAACCGTCGAACCAGGCGTTGTCGCGCTTCGGGCCCGCGTAGATGACCGCGTTCGAGATCTGCAGGTAGTCGCCGGCCTGCTTCTTGGTGACGGTCTGCACGATGCGCGCGCCCGCGGCAATTGCCGCAGCGTCAGCGGTGAACGTGGCCCAGCGGCGCGTGACGGCCCCGGGGGCGACGGTGATGCTCGTCGTGTGCGATCGCCCCTGCGTGGTGATGACGCCCGAGGGGGAGAACGGCTGCGGGATCGTGAGCTCGCCGCCGCGGCTGGACACGATGTCGTACTCGACAGTGAACTGCTGGTCGGCCGTGACCTGAGTGAGAGCCACTCCGATGTCGCCGTTGTCGGCGTTGTCGGCGTTGGTCCAGGTGACCTGATAGGCCTTCCCGCTTCGCGACCACGTGACATCCGGCGCCGACGGTGTAATCGCGTTCGGCGTTGGTCCTGCCCAGTTGGTGAAGTCGGCGCCGCTCGGGTTCCGCGCGCCCGGGTTGCGGTGAATGTTGCGGAACACCTCGAAGGTGAGAGCTCGAGCAATCGACGCAGAGCCGTTGGCTGTGGCCTCCCACTCGTAGGTGATGCCGCGGTCGTTCGTCGTACCGCCGTCGAAGTAGGGCAGGACGGCCGGACGCTCTTCGATCAGCACTCGGCGGACGTCCACGGTCTCGCCCATGACGCGGTCGAAGACGTCGTTGAAGCCCATCTCGTAGCCGACGCGCGCGGCGCCGGCGGGAGCGATGAAGACGATCGAGGCGCGCTGCCATGCGCCAGGCGTGGCGTCGATGATCGTGGCGGCGCCGCTGACCACCTGATACCCGGCGCCAGGGTTCCACAGGCCAACGAGGCGCAGCTGATGAGCGCGCTCGGTGCGAACATCGAAGCTGACGGCGTAGGTGCGGTAGGGCGTGCACGGGGCGCCGTTGGTGCTGCCCATGTTCCCGGGGTACACGGCCCACCGCTGAGCGTTGGCCCCCAGGGCGGTGTCGGTAACCGCGTGCCGCACGAAGCCCCCGCCATCGGTCGTCGTCATGCGTGTCGCTGCGAAGCCCCCGGAGATGCCTGACGGAGCGGGGTTGGAGAAGAGGTTGCGACGGACGGCGGTCGTGCCCGCCACGGCACGCTCCATCCGCGGGTTCGGGAAGACGTTGCGTCGCGCTGTGACGAACGTGCCACCTCCCACGCGTCGGAACGCGGGGTTGGTGGCGAGGTTCTCGACGATGCGGGAGCGGCGCTCGAGGAGCGCGGAGCGCATGAGCATGTCAGTCCTCCGTGGGCTGTGGGATGACGGCGTCCGGGTCGGCGGGTTCGACGGGCGCCGGCGTCCAGTCGATGAGCTCGGCGGCGACGTCGACGGCGGTGGCGGCCTCGAGCTCATCGAGCCGGTACCGGGTGCGTCGGGTGGGCTCGAGGACGTCGAGCCGGTACGCGACGATGACGTGCGGATCCGCGGAATCGGCGAGCGGGTGGGAGCCCTGCACGACGAGCCCCGCTTCGACGAGGATCGCGATCTGTTCGTCGCGGCGTTCCTCGGGGGTCTGCCAGTCGGGGGCGGGGCGGCCGGCTTCGGTGGTGTCGCTCATGGTCACACCACCCACGATGCCGGGACGCCGAGCATGGGCGCGCCGAGAAACGCCGTCCACACGGAGCCGTTCCAGAGCAGCTGCACGATGTCGATCGCGTTGGCCGAGGTGGAGAGCGGGATGACGTTACCCATCGGCGTGCGCGCGTTGTTGACGCGGAGCGCGCGCGGCGTCGCGCTGGCGTCCTGCTGCAGTTCGAGGGTGCAGGAGTACGCAATGCCTGCCACGCCTGCGGCCACGGTGAGCACGACGTCGCCGGTGAGGGTGCGCTTCACGTACTTCGACCGGGACTCGGTCTGAGCGAGGGTCACGGCCCCCGTCCACGACGCCGACGCCGGTACGTTCACCATCGCTTCGTCGCGCGCGGTGCGCGTGTCGGCGAGCACCTGGTCAGCCGCGGTCTTCGAGCCGGCCGCCGCGGTAGCTGACGTGCCCGCTGCCGTCGCAGATCCCGCCGCGGCGTCCCGAGCCCCCTCCGCGCCCGTCCGAGCCGTCTCAGCCCCCGTGCGCGCCGTCTCCGCACCGGTCTTCGCCGTCTCCGCCCCGGTGCGCGCGGTCTCGGCGCCCGTCTTCGCCGTCTCGGCGCCCGTGCGCGCGGTCTGAGCAGCTGCGCGCTCCGTGGTCGCCGTCGATGCGGATCCCGCCGCGGCCGTCGCCGACCCGGATGCCGCGGTCGCAGATCCCGACGCCGCGGCGGCCGACCCAGCGGCCGCGGTCGCCGAGCCGTCTGCAGCGCCCTTCGCGGTCTCAGCGCCCGTCTTCGCGAGCGCGGCATCCGTGGCCGACTGCGCCGCCGCGGTCTTCGACGCCGACGCCTGGCCCGCGCTGGTGGACGCCGCCGCTGCGGATCCAGCTGCGGCGGTCGCGGATCCGGCGGCCCCCTGAGCAATCGTGAGGGCCTGAGCTCGCGCGTCGACGGCTCCCGCCTCGGCGGCCTCGGCGCGCACAGCGGATCCGAACGCCTCGCCCCAGTAGTCGGGGACCGAGACGATGTCGCCGGCCACGGTGCCGACGGGGATGAGCTTGTCCAGGTCGACGACGGTGCCGTCGCCAGCCGGAAGAGGGAAGGGGCCGTACGTGCGGATCGGGCCCGAGATGCGCTTGCCGGTGCCGTCCTCCCAGTGCACGGTGATCGAGTACAGGTGCGTGAACGAGCCGGGCACGTCGACCTCGATCAGGTCGTTCGAGTCTTCGTCCTTCCACCCGGCGACGTCGGTGCGCGCGAGCGTGATCTCGATGTCCGCGCCGGCAGCGCCGCGCTCGGTGCGGGCCTGCTTCTGGAAGCGGTAGCCGGTCGCGTCCCAGATCAGCGAGCGGGATGCCTCGATCTTCGCGACCGCGGTGAGCTTGTCACCTCCCTCGAGCGTCTGGGAGCCGCCGAGGCGCACGCGCCGCGTCTGGACGTAGTCGGGGTAGTCAGGCATGGCGGTGCTCCGTTCAATCGCGAAAGCCCCGCCCCGCGTAATGCAGGACGGGGCTCTCGGTTCAGCTGTTGTGTCAGGCGACGACGTCGGTGAAGAACGCGCCGAGCTCGGCAGACACGACCTTGGGGGAGACGGCGATCTCACCCTCGACGCGGTCGGCCTTGAGGTGCTCCATGCGGAACTTCGAGACGCCGACGGTCTGGCCGAGGCCGCCCGAGACGCCCTTCCAGGCGAACGAGTAGCCGGCCGACGGGACGAACATGCCCGGCGTGGGGGCCACGTAGCCGAGCCACATGACCTTGCCGAGCGCGAAGTCGAACGAGTCGGCCTCGCCCTCCTTGCCCGAGTTGAGCACGGCCGACGACACGAGGATCTTCTCGACGTCGAAGTAGCGGGCGACGTCGGCGAGGTTCGTCGGGTCGGCGCTCGTGTACTTCATGCGGTCGATGAAGATCGGGTGCTCGGAGAGCGCATCCCACACATCGAAGCCGAGCACGAGCGTGTTGGGCTTCATGCCCGTCGTGCGGAGGATTTTCTTCGACGCGGCCTTGATGACGGCGGTCGGGTTCGAGTTGTCGTAGTCCGACCACTTGATGAACTGCGACGCCGACGGCGCGGCGCCGCCCGAGGCGATGCCGGCGTAGTCGGCGGCCCACACGTTGGTCTTGAACATCTTCGAGATGAACGAGACCTCCTTGCGGATGAGCAGACGCGTGGTGACGAACTCGGTGGCCTGCGAGTCCAGGTTGAACGGGGCGTCCGCGTTGGCGCGAGCCTGGTCGCCGATGTCCTTGTGGATGGCCTCGACGATCGCGTTGTACGCGTCGTCGCCGACCTCGTAGCCGGAGCCCACCGACTCGGTGGCGTCGGCGCGGGGGCGCGCCTCGTCACGGAGCCAGTCGCCACGGGGGATGACCCAGTAGCTGTCGGACTTCTTGTCGACGGGGATCTCCGGGAAGACCTTGTCGGCGATGAACTGGTCGGTGTCGAGCTTGAACCCGACGGCGACGTTGGTGAGCGGCGCGTTGATGTGCAGCGCGTTTGCATTGGGCTGAGGCATGGCGGTCGCTCTCTTACTTAGCCAGGTACGGGTTGGTGAAGTTGATCGCCGCGGAGATGACCCGGCCGGCGGCGCCGCCCTCGAGCGCACGTCCGATGACGTACTTCGTGGCGTCGGTGCCGACGGTGGCCTTCACGATGCGACCGTCGGCCGCGATCGTGAGGAGGTCGTCGCGAGCGACGGTGCCACCGAGGCGGACCTTCTGGATGCCGAACAGCTTGACGTCGGCCTCCTCGCCCTTCTTGGGGGCGTTGTTCAGGATGCCCAGCGGCAGGTCGGTCGCGCCGCTGATGGCGACGACGGTGTCGGAGCCACCACCGTTGAACTTCACAGCGGTGAACTGGGCGGACTTGGCGAAGTCGGCGTTCGCCAGGACGGTCCAATCGAGGTACGGACCCTTTTCGACAGCCATCAGCTGTTCTCCTTCTCGTATTCGGCGTAGAGCTCGGGCGAGTCGGCGAACGCCTTGGCGAGCCCCTGCTCGATGGTCTTGACGGTGCCGGCGGCGACGAGCGCGGTGGCGATGCCGGAGGCCTTCGCCATGGCGGTGCCCTCACCCGAACCGCCGGAGCGGACGGTGCCGAGCTCCTTGAACAGGTCGGCGGCTTCCAGCTGGCCTTCGGCCTTCTCGAGCGTCTCGCGGACCTGCTTGGCGCCCTCGGGGTCGACCAGAGCCATCTTGCGCAGCATGGGCGCGACGACGTCGTGGTCGATGGCGACGTGCTTGAACTCGCCGCGGGACTTCTGCACGGCCTCGGCGTCGAGGCGAGCGTCGCGCTCCTCGGCGGCCTTGGCGAGGGCTTCCTTCGCGACGCCACCGATGGCGCCGAGCGCCTTCGCCAGGTCAGGGTTGCCCTCGGTCGCCTTCGCGAGCGCGGCCTGCGTGTCGGCGTCGAGCGACTTGAAGATGTCGGCACCCACGGCGGGGACGGCGGGGACGGCAGCGGCGGCGGCGGCGGGCGTCTCGGTCGTCGACGGGGTCTCGGGGTCGTCCTGCTCCGACTTGGCCCGGAGGGACTGCCACAGCTTCGCAGCCGCGTCGATGTCCTCGGTCAGGTCGACGGACTTCTTGAGGAACGACTTCTCGCCGGCCGACAGCTTGGAGCCCTCGATCTCGGCGAGCAGCGATTCCTTCGTCGGCTGCGGCATGGTGGTTCCCTTCATCAGGTGCGTAAGACGGGCGACGCTACCGGCGCCCGCGGACTTGCGAACGAGCCAGCCCTCGTGCCCGTGGGCGGGGTGGTCAACGCCCGACGTCTCGATGACGGTCATGTCGACCATCTGACGCTGCGGCTTCTCCGGCATCGTGTTCCTCTCGATCCGCACTCACGATAGGTGCGCGGCGGAGAGACGGAATCGGACGACACGCCGTGAAACGACGAGACCCCCTGACCGTAGGGGGTCAAGGGGTCTCGGGGCGCCCGAACGCCGGAGGAGCCGTCACAGAGCCAGCGAGATCAGTGACGGGGCGACTCTACTCGACGTCGGCGGGGTCGGCGAACGTGATCGCGATGTCTTCGCCGAGGCGTTCCTCGAACCACGTGCCGGCGGCCTCCGCCGTGATGTTGAGCGAGATCGTGCCCGAGGGCGTGTACTTCGACCACTCGACGTTCCCGTCGCTGCCCGGGAGCGGGGTCGCGCGGACGACGGGGGCGAGCTCGACCAGGCGGACGATGCCGCCGGAGACCTTCTGCGAGGTGATCTTCTGGACCCAGAAGCGAGCGGATACGGACATGGGTGAACCTCCTGTGAGCGGTGTGCGTGGGAGGTCTGCGAACCCGTCTGGCGTCCGAACCTGACCGAGAGTCTAGATCAGCGCGAGGGCGTTCTCGAGGATGCGTCCGTTGCGGATCTGCACCCACAGGCGGTCCTCGGCGAGGACGTACCGCATGATCGTGGCGCGGACGGTGAGGATCTGCCCGGCCTGCAGGGAGTGGGCGAGCTCCCAGTTGGAGGAGAGCCACCAGGCGAGGACGCCGTCGTCGTTCTCGAGCTTGATCCGGCACGACGCGCCGTAGTGGTGCTCGACGAGCTCGTGGCAGAGGACGCGGCCGACGATCTCGACGCGGGTGCCCACGTCGCCGATGTGCTTGGTCTTCTCCATATCCCTATGGTCGCACCCCTATGGGGGTACCGCAACCGGTCAGGAGATGGTTGACACGCTCGGCTGTTCGTCGCCGCGGCACGGCCGCCACGAGATCTCGAACCGGCGGGTGGCGAGCACGTGCTCGACTTTGAGCACGGCGTTCAGGTGTTCGGCGCGCTGCTGCAACGCGCGGAGGAAGTCGGAGAACGGGGCGTCCATGTTGACGACGTCGATCTCGTCGACGACGACGAAGCCGAAGGTGTGGCGGTCGCGCACGTGCTTCTCGGCGAGCTCGGTCATCTCGGGGGCGGGGGAGGTGAGATCAGTCATCGGTGCATCCTCTGCAGTCGGGGTCGTGGCGGATGCCGCCGTGCGCTTCGTCGTCGGCGCGGACGGAGGCGAGGAACGCGGCGAGCGACATGCGCGGGTCGCGTGGTGTGCGGGGCCGGGGGACGGTCTGGGACGTGCTGGCGAGGGCCATGGGCGCGCTTTCGGAGTCGACGTGGGTTCCCGGAGGGGTGGTGGTCATCGGCGGCGGGAGATGTCGCTGGTCGCGGCGATCGCGGTGCACAGGATGAACGCGATGCCGAGGCCGGTGATGATCCAGCCGACGGTGTCGGTGCCTTCCCGGAGGATGTAGGCGACGGCGGCGAGACCTGCCAGGGCCACGGCCCAGACCACCACGATCGCGATGGCCGGGCCGCGGCGCCGGAGGTCAGTCATGGTCGTTCTCGGCGGGCATGAGCGTCGCGTGGTCGTTGGCGACGACGGATGCTACGAGGTCGGTGGCCATTTCCATGAACGTGTCGGCGAACGCTTCCCACTGCGTGAGGTCGGCGCCGACGGTGGTGAGCGCCACGATGCTCGAGTACATGAGGTCGAGAAGCGAGCGCAGCGGCGGGTGCTCAGTGATCTGGTTGCGCGTGTGGTCGAGGTGACGAGCCATGCGCTGCATCTTCACGACGCGCTCGGGGGTGGCCGGGGCGGCGTGCACGTACTGCAGGCGGGCAACGGCCATCGCGGCGACGCCGTTGATGTCGGAGATCTCCTGCATCGACGGCTCGGCGAGGAAGCCGCCGGCGGCGTTGGAGCGGCGGCTCCACTCCCAGTCCCACGCCGACTTCCACTGCTCGGCGACCTGCTCGATGGTGAGGGCGGGCATCAGACGTCTGCCTGGTAGACCGCGGTGCGCGTGGAGTGCTCGGCGAGGCGGTAGACGACGAACGCGTTGTACGCGGGGCCGTCGTAGTCCGGCATCTCGCGGGCGGGGATCTCGGCGACCCACTGGTCGTAGGACTGCGTGTTCGGGTGGGAGATCCACTCGGGCAGGGCCATGTACGGCGACATGTCCATCCGGGCGACGATCTCGCCGTCGGCGGCGCGGAGCTCGGCGTGAATGTAGGCGGGCACGCCACCGGTGGGCGGCGGGATCATGGGCGTTCCTTCGTCGGTCATGGTGTCGATTCTTCCATGGGGGTACGACGAAGCCCCCGACCTGTGCGGAGGTCGGGGGCTTGGCGTCTCACTCGGACTGGACCCGCCCGAGGGAATCGCGTCCCGGTTGGTGCTGCGCGCACAGCCCCGATTGGTGACGGGTGCCACGGTAGCACCGCGACGTCGGCGAGTGCATGTGCGTGCACCGCGGCGCTCGGGAGGTCCGGGGTCCGCCGCCGACCGTAGCGATCGGTGCGATGAGCTCGTCGGCGCGGACGCCGAGAGTCTGCAGCGCCGCGGCGGCCGAGGCCGTCCCGTCGTTCAGCCGGCGGATCGCAGCTGCTCGGGTTGCGGCGTCGGTCACCGAGACCTCTTCGGGTGGAGCGCGGTCTGCGCCTCGATCTCGTCGGCGAAGATGTCGAAGCCCTCCGCGGTGGCGTTTGCTCGGCGGACGTCGTCGATGTCGACGGGCACGTCGAACCCGGGCTCGGCCTTCTTGCGGAGCACTTCGGCGGTCTTCCGGGCGGCGGTCGCGATGCTTGCTGCGGTCAGCTTGGGGGTGGTGTCAGCCATGGTGCCTCCTCAGGCGTAGGGGCTCGTGAGCCCGGTGATGATCGCGCGGAGCCGTTCGGCGTGCCCGCGGGACGTGGTGGAGTGATTCTCGACGGCGGTGGCCGCGGCGTCCAGGGCCTCGGTCCACACGTCGTCGGCTGGTAGCTCGAGCTTCGGCTTCGACGGATCCGGGATCCAGTCGGGGCAGTACCGCTGCGCGAGGTCGCGGAGTTCGGGCGACGTGGCCCGGATCTCGGTGCGCACGCTGGACCGTGCGCCCTTCCGGTACCCGGCCGGCACGAGGGATGCCACGCCCCACGTCGCGGCCTGCGCGTCGAACGCGTACGTGATCCGCACCTCCCACACCTCGTAGAGCGTGATGTTCTGCGACACCGGGTCGGCGGCGTTCAGGTACATCGGCTCGTCGAGACGGTGGAGGGTGACTTCCTGACGCACGTAGACGCTGGCGGGACGATCGAGCCACGGCATCAGCTGTCCCCCGTCCAGGAGTGATCGCCGTCGCCGCGCGCGACCGTGTTGCCGTCGAAGTACGCAGGGAGCGGTGACGACGTGATGGAGAGGTTCCCCGTCTGGGCGGCGACGCCTTTCGCGGGGACACGGAACCGCACGCTGTACGTGTACCACTCGCCGACGCGGAGCTCCGGGATGTCGACGACGCCGGGCCCGAGGAGGGACGGCGGAAGCAGCACGTGCGCGCGGACGAGCTTGGTCTTAGCTTCGACCAGATCCGCTTCGAGCTCGCGGATCCGGCGGGCCTTCTTGCCGAACATCAGTAGGAGCCGATCTCGACGAGAGGGAACGTCGGAGCCGAACCGGACGGCAGGTCGTCGGAGAGCACGCCGCGGTTCTGGTCGACGTCCGTGCCGTCTTCGTCCGTCGCGACGGGGATGCCAACGTAGACGAGGTCGCCGCCGAAGCTCACGAACAGGAAGAACGGGTCGTTGTTGTCGTCACGGACGGCGAGCCAGGAGACGTCGTCCTGGTCGAAGCGGCTGCGGACGGTGTCGGTGTTTCCGAGCAGGGGGTTCATTCGGTTCCTTCGATCGGGGTGGGGATGCCGCCCGAGGGGGCGACACGGGTGATGGTGCCGGAGGCGACGTGAGCCGACGAGTACGCGACGACGGTCCATTCGGGGTTCTGGCCTCCGGTCCAGGGGAGCCAGGTGTCGTCGCCGGCGCGGGTCCAGACGACGCCATTCGACCAGACGACCTGCGCGCCGCGGTGGCGCGGGAGCGAGAGGATGCCGTCGAGCTCAGACTGAGCGGCAGCGAGCTTGCGGCGCGCGTTGCGGAGCTCGCGGGGGTTACTCACCGGGCACCTCGTCGAGGTTCTCGGGGAGCTCCCACAGGTGCAGGGTCCGCGGGTGGACGTTCACGAACTCGGCGCGCGGGGGGAGCATCATCGCCATGTGCACGCGGTCCGGGATGAACCGGTACCGGGCGTCGGCGATCTCGTCCCACGTGGGGAGCCGGGAGGAGTGGGACACGGACAGGTGCCAGAGGCCGTCGACTTCGCGGGAGCGGAGCGCGCGCAGTCGCCCGTCGGGCACGGACGCGTCCCACATGCCAGCGCCGGGGAGCGCGGCGATCGTCGACGGCGTATCCTGCTGGGTCCAGGCGGGCGTGATGTCGTGCCGGGTGCCCGGCGCCGCGGTGCCGAAGCTCACCGGAGAACCCCGGCGTCGGTGAGGTCGTCCCGGTCTTCGACGAGCGCGTGCCGGAAGAGGCAGGGCTCGCAGTACCGGTCGGCCAAGTACCGCGCGGTCGGGGTGCGGCCCGTGCCGCCGTCCGAGCACCGGTACGTCGTGGAGATCTCGCACGGCAGCGTCCGCGCCAGGGACTCGACGCGGGTTTCTATCCGGGACCAGCCGACGCCGTATCCGATCGAGGCGAGACGCTGCGCCTGCAGTTCGAGGAGGCCCGCCCGGATCTGGGCCTGGGACGCCGGGGCGAGCGCTGTGGCGATCTCGATGAACGGTCGGGGGGTGGTGGAGAGGGTCGCGTAGATGGAGGGCAGGAGGACGGCCACCATGGCTTCGTCGTCGACGGGCGCCGGCGGCGCCGGGACCGAGATCGCTTCGGCGGGACGGCGGCCGGCGAGGAGCGCGGCCCAGCGCGAGAGGGTCACAGTCCCAGCCCCTCTCGGATCTGGTCGACGACGAATCCGAAGTCGACGGTCCTGCTCTCGTAGCCAGATTCGACCTCGCCAGTCGAGCCGTAGACGGCGATGAGGTTGGCGATGCGCTGCTGCTCGACGAGCGCGAGGGTCGCGTGCACCTGGGCGGTGGCGAGGACTTGGGGCAGGGGGAGGCCGCCAATCTCGATCGAGTGGGCTGCAGCCCTCGTGAGGAGCTCGCCTGCGCCTTTCGCCCAGTCGATGCGAGCGTTTTCGCGGAGGTGCTCGCGGACGGCTTCGGCGAGGTCGGCGACCTCGGCGGGGAGCTCGTCGGCGGGGATGTTGTCGATCGCGCCTTCGAACTCGGTGAGCGCTCGCTCAAGGGGGTCACGGCTGGGCATGGGTGTTCCTTCCGGTCGGGGCGCCGCGGGGTGCGGCTGGTGGCCCGTGTCTTTCACACTATGGGGTAATTCTACCGGCGTCCAACGACGGAGCCCCCGCGCTCCGAGGTGGAGGCGGGGGCTCGAGGAGGTGGGTCAGTCGGCGTCGGAGTCAGGGCCGATCATCAGGAACGACTCGGCGCCTTTCTCGAGCGCGAATCCTGCCGCGACCGCGGCGAACCGCTCAGCGGCCGCGGCGATGACGGTGGCGTCGTCGGACACAACGGACAGGCCAACGCGCATTCGCTCAGGCATGGGCCTCATCCAGCCACGTTGCGCGGCGGAGGCGGCCGAGCACGGCGTGGAAGTGCTCGGACTGCGCTGCGGTGAATGCGATCATCGGGCCGCCTTGAATCACGCCGATCGACACCGCGGTCATGGTGGCGTCGTACTGGCTGAGCACGAAGTCGGCCGCGGCGGCGCGGTGCCCGGGTCGGGAGATCTTGCGGAACCAGACGAGCAGCGGGTTCTCCTCGAGCAGCCGCGCCTCGGGCGTGGCGTCCCGGCCGACGCGGGGCGTGTACGCGTAGTGCTCGCGGATGTGGTTCGGCAGCATCGCGTACGACGTCGGGGCGATGCGGTGCTCGACGCCGGCCGTCCAGCGGGAGTACGGCGTGGGGTCGAACGCGGGGCGTTCCGTCGAGGCGAACATCATGCGTCGATCCCGCTGACCAGCTGGCGCAGCGCGTTGGTGACGCGGGTGAGCTCGACGCGTACGGCGTCCCGGCTCTCGGCGATCTCGCGCACGAACTTGTCGTAGACCTCGTCGCGCTCGAGGCGGACCCAGGGGGCGTCGCGCTGCAACTCCCACTGTGCGCGCTCGTTGCCGCCGTGGCCGCGGTAGATCATGCCGGTGCGGACGGACACCCAGACCCCGTCGCCGCACGGGCAGGCGTAGAGCCGGTCCCGCACGAGTTCGACGGCCGCGGCGTCGGCGAGGGTCAGCTGGTCGTACTCGAAGCCAACGCGGATGCCGGTGCGCGCCGAGGTCTGCTCGTCGGTCTCGGCCTCGGGCTTGGGGCGGGCGGGGCTCTTCGGCGCGAGGCGCTCGCCGATGGGCTTGCGTTCTTCGGTCACTGGTCTGCCTTTCGGATGTGGGTGAGTACGGCGAGGTCGGGCAGGAGCCGCGCACACGTCTGGATCATGAGGGTGAGGTGGCGGGCGAGCTCGTCGTCGTCGACGTCTACCCACCAGGTGCGCCATCCCGGGTGCTGCGGGTCGTCGGGGTAGCTGCGGAACACGCGCTGCACGACAGCCACTTCGCCGGGCTGCGGGAGCGTGCCGCCGTCGCCGTCGTGCTGGGAGAGGAGGGCGTTGATCGCGTCGATCACGTCCATGGAGTGCAAGACCATCCCGTCGGGCGAGATCTCGTCGCCGAGCACGTAGTAGCTGCTGTCGCCCTCGAGGCGGGGCTCGTGCCGCCACGGCTGACCGTCGAGGCGGCGCACGCCCCACTGATGCAGCACGCCGTCTTTGGTCTCTTCGTACGGGATGCGGAACGGTTCGAGGTCGGTCACTGGTCGCCTGCTTTCTCGTCGGTCTTGAGGATGATGTCGTACGTGTTCTCTCGCACGCGGATCGCGCGGAGCAGCACGCCCGCGTGCTCGGGGCACCGGTGGAGGACGACGGTCTTCGTGTCACCCGGTCGGTCGGGGAGGAACGGGTTCGGCACCCGCGTCTTCGTCCACCCGTTCGGCGCGCCGCGCACCGCGAACAGGTCCGCCGGCGACCAGCCGAGGAAAGGCGACGGCGCAGCGTCCAACGTCATCGGGCACAGGGGCACGTCGCACTGGATCGAGACGGACGCGCTCACCGGTTCGGATCCTTCCAGACCACGAAGCGCTCGTCGCCGTGAGCTTCGAGGGGAGGCGACTGCAGGAACGACTCGGCTTCGTCCCACGTGCCTGCCTCCATGTCGTTCGCGACGCCGTCGATCTCACCCCACGTGTCGTCGTTCATGTCGTACACGTCGGCGTCGTCGTCGATCGAGTCGTCGAGGAGGATCGGCGCGAACAGCGAGAGCCGCGGGGTGTCGTTGATCTCGAGCAGCACACCGGCGTGGGTGTCGGGGATGAGGTCGCGGATCCGCTGGATGGCGGCGACGCGGAACACTTCCTGCGCGTCCCAGTACGCCTTGCGCGCGGTTTCGTACGCGGCGAACGCTGCAGCACTGTCGGCGGTCATCATGCCGTCACCCCCGCGCGGATCTGCAGGGCGCGGAGCGCGGCGGCCTTGGCTTCGTCGGCGATCGACTGGGCCTCGTCGGCGCTGTACTCGTTGCGGATCCAGTGGGCTCGGATGCCGCCGGCGGCCTGCGCGGCGATCTGCTCGTCGGTGAGGGGTTCGGGCGTGGTGGAGGAGTAGGCGGGATGCCCGGGGCTGTAGACGTCGCCCGACCACTGGTCGCGCCAGGGCCCGCCGACTTCGACGACGAGGCGTTCGTACAGGTCGCGGACCTCCTGCAGGAGCGCAATCTCGGCGTCATTGCTGTCGCCCTCGGCGGCCTCGTACGTGTTGTCGATGTGGTGCCGGACGACGTCGAGGTCGCCGACGAGCGCGGCGAGGCGGGAGCGGCGGTCGCGGATGATCGCTTCGGCGATGAGATCGCGGACCTGTGCGCCGTTGCGGTTCCAGTCGTCGCGGATGTGGTGGGCGTCGAGGGTCAGCTGCGCGACGTCCTCGGGGCGGTTCGCGGCGGGCCCGGTCTGGCGGCGGTCGTACGCGATCGCCTCGGTCGCGATGTTGAGGTCGCGTTCGTAGCCGACGCCGGCGAGGGCGTCAGCGCCGATGAAGTCGCGGGCGGTCTGTTCGGGGGTCTTCACGGTGTCGTTCCTTCGGTGAGGGCGTGGCGGATGCGGTGGAGGAGGTTGGACGCGGCGTCGCGCGCGTCGAGCACGGGCTCGAGGTCGTTGGCTTGTTCGGACTCGACTATCTCGGCGAGCACGGCGTCGATGTCGGCGAGGTGCGCGGATCGCAGCTGCTCGCGTTGCATGTCGAGTGCGTCGAGGATCATGGCGTCGATCTTTGAGTCGACCGGCGCGAGGACGAGAGCGAAGTAACGGCGTCGGACCTCAGCGGCGATTCGAGCGCCGCCAAAGGGAGTGGTGGAGGGCCAGTGGCCGGTGCGGTCGGCGTGGTCGCCAGCGTCTTCGACGTTGCGTTCGCCGCACGTGGAGCACGTGGGGAACTGCTCGGCGCTCACCGGCGGGCATCCCAGATCGCGGTCACGACGCTCACGCCAGCGAGCGCGAGGGCGACCCCGATGACCCAGGGGTTCGCGATGGTCCAGTCGGTGATCGCGGCCATGACGTCCGACGCGAAGGCGATCACGAACGGTCCGCCGTCGCGAAGCGCGTGGCCTCGATCTCGGTGTCGCACACCGCGAGGACCGTGAACGCTTCACCAGGTGCGAGGTCTTCGAACACGGCGAGCGCGTCCGCGGCCGTGGCTTCGAACACACCGTCGTTCGTCTCGAGCACGAACCAACGCTCCGGGTTCGCCTTGATGAAGTCGGCGCTGTACCAGTACGGCAGGTTCGGGATGGTGGGGATGATGATGGTCGCCATGGCGATGTTCCTTCCTTCGCACCCCCGGGGCGGGGTTGGTGGTGTGCGGTGTTTTCATACTATGGGGTAACGGGCACCCGCGTCCAGTCAACCACCCGTCAAACAACCCGATTCTGAGCACAATGCTCACCCGACCGGTTACCGGCCCGTGAGCAACCGAGACAACTGCTCAACAGAATCCGGCTCGCCGACGCACAATGCTCAGCGCCAAGTCATCCAGATCAGGAACGCGGCGTACGCAATCAAGCAAGTCACGATGAGCCCGACCCACGCCGTCTCCACCCGCCAGAACGCCCGCCAAATGTCGGCGAACGGCCTGCCCAGCCGGACGAGCTCACTCAACACCGCACGCCGAACCGGCCCTCTACGCGCGCGCGCGCGAGGCGAGACCGACCCCGCGCCGAACTTTTCGCCCATGGTGTTATCCGTGTCGTGGGGCGGGTAGTGCTTGTCGGGGTGGGGTCCGGGTGCGGGGTTCGGGTTGCGGAGGGTGTTCGTGAGGAGGTTGCGGCGGGTGGTGGCGAGGTCGGGGGGTGGGGGTGGCGTGTTGATGAGGGTGGGGCGGGTCCAGTGGCCGGCGGGGGGTGCGGGGATGCGGGCGACGCGGGTGCCGCGGGGGAGGGCGCGTTCGAGTGCGGCAATGGGGCTCTGTCGGCCGAGGGCGAGGAAGTCGCGGAAGACGTCGGCGGGGTGGGGGGCTTCGGGGTCGCGTGAGGCTTGGGCGATGGTGCGGATGTCGATGGCGGCGGTTTCGGGGTCGCGGTCGGGGTGGAGGATGCGGGCGCGGGCGGTGGCGACGGCGTCGTCGAAGTTGCGTTGCAGGGCGCGGTACTGCTTGCGGGTGAGGGTCATCGGGTGGGGCTCTCGGTGTCGATGAGCCGGAGCTCGAGGCGGATCGGGATGTCGGGCGGGAAGTCGCCGGCGCGGGTTTCGGTGAGCTCGGAGACGGTGTAGGTGTTCATCCCCCCGAAGAGGGAGCCGACGCCGTTGGCAATCGCGAGCTCTCCGTCGACGACGGTGACGATCAGCTGTTCTCCGTCGATGGAGTCGACGTCGACGGGGCCTTTCGAGGTGTCGGCAACGAGGACGAGGCTGGGGATCTTCATGCGGGGGTTCCGTTCTGGGAGCGCGGGATGCGGGGCGAGCTTGTTGGGCACGTGTCGAGGTGTCGGTCAAACGCGGATCCGGGCCAGACGTCGCCGTCGATCGAGACGTCGACGCCGGGCTGCAGGCCGATCGCGAAGGGGTACTCGCACTTCTCGGGGGAGCAGCCGATCTGCTGGGTGACGATGCGGCGCGCGAGGCGGCGGGCGAGCTCGTCGAGGAGGAACACGGCGCGGTCCCGCTGGGCGGTTGTCGACCGTGAGGTGAGGCGCGTCTCTTGGGCCTCGGTCTGCAGTTCGGCGTCGGTCATGGTGTGCAGCTGCTTCATGCGGGGACTCCCTGATTTGATGTGGCGTTTCTTTCACGGTGGGCTCTGACGCGAGGGCGGCAATCGGCGGTGTTCGCCGCGGTGCACTCGGGGCAGTGGCATCCGTAGTTCTTGTAGCCGTTCGCGGTGCCGTGGACGTACGACGGCATGTTCTGGCGGCGGAGCTCGCGACGGTCGGCGCAGTAGACGCGGTGGGCGGTCTTGCACGCGGGGCACCCGGTGGCGCCGCGGCATCCTTGGTCGTACCGGCGCTTCGTGCCGTGCGGGGCTAGGTCAATCACCGTGCGCCTCGTGCTGATGAACATGGAGGTCGGCGAACAGCGCGCGCATTCTGGACCATCCACAGGGGCAGGAGACGAAGCCGTAGGTCTCGCCGTCGGCGGTTTCGTTGCGGTGGTTCGGGTCTTCGTCGTCGTCGGCGGGGTCGCGTTCCCACGTGACCTTTGGCCGCCGCGCGACAAACAGGTACGAGAGGTCTTCGTGCACGGCCTGCATCCGCTCGAGGTCGCGGTAGGCGTCCTCGCGGACAACGGTCGACGTGCCGGAGAACGCGACGACGTTGCCGTTGCCGGCTTCGTAGGCGACGCGGTACTCGAAGTCGCTCATGCCGGCGCTTCCCATCCGCACTCGGGGCAAGACCACATGGCGACTTCGGTGTCGTCTTCGGCGTCGTACAGGATCGGATCCGGCTCGCCACAGTTCGGGCACTCAGACATCGGCGTTCTCTTTCGTGGTGGGGATGAGGCGGGACAGGGGGCCTTCGTGCTCGCCGGGCGGGCATCCGTACGGGCCGCACGAGTGGCCGGGGCGAGGCGGGTCGACTTCGATGAGCCAGTCGCCGGCGATCTGCCAGTCGGTCTTGCGGAGCCCGAGGCCGCCGGTGTGCGGGATCGGGTCGGCGAGCGCGCGGGGGTTCTCGAGCACAAGGTGGAACTGCCCCATCTCGGACCAGGGCGTGCAGTCGCCATGACATCCGGTGAGCCCGAAGAGAGGATCGGTCGGGTCGTGCACGTCGACGAGGTCGACGACGCCGATGATGTGCCCGGTCAGCATCCAGGGGGATCCCTTGAGCGGGTCGGTGTTCTGCTCGGTGTACGCCGCTGCCGCGGTGCGGAACTCGGGGTGGATCCGTGAGGGCGTGGCGACAGCGTCGGTGTCGATCTGGCTCGAGGCGTGGATGAGCACGGGGCCGCGGTAGGGGCCGAGGCTGCGTGAGCGGTTCTCGACGGTCTTGCCGGCGTGGATGATGCTCCACGCCCACGGCTGGCGGACGGTGAGGATGCGGAGGTGGTCGGTCACGGTCGTTCCTTCGTGCGCGGTGTGCGCCTCTGTGACGCGTTGGGCGTCCTGGTGGAGTGGGAAGAGGTGGGCCCCCGATATCTCGCGAGGACGGGGCGGGGAGCGCCGGGGCGAGGTATCGGGGGCCGAGGGTGGATCAGATGAATGCGCGGAGGGTCTCGGCCATGTCGGTGCGCTCCCACGTGAAGTCGTCGAGCTCGCGGCCGAAGTGGCCGTACGCGGCGGTCTGCTGGTAGATGGGCCGGAGGAGGTCGAGGCGGTCGATGATCGCGGCGGGGCGGAGGTCGAACGCGTGGGATACGGCGGACGCGATGCGGTCGTCGCTGTGGATGCCGGTGCCGAAGGTGTCGACGTAGAGGCCGACGGGCTCGGCCTTGCCGATCGCGTAGGCGACCTGCACCTCGGCGCGGCTTGCGAGGTCGGCGGCGACGATGTTCTTCGCGACCCAGCGCATCGCGTAGGCGGCGGAGCGGTCGACCTTGGACGGATCCTTCCCGGAGAACGCGCCGCCTCCGTGGCGGCCGACGCCGCCGTACGTGTCGACGATGATCTTCCGGCCGGTCAACCCGGCGTCGCCCATGGGTCCGCCGACGATGAACGGGCCCGCGGGGTTGACGATGACGCGGACGCCGCCTGTGCGGATGTTGTCGGGCACGTGCTCGGCAAGCACGGGGTCGATGACCTGCGCCGTGACGAGCTCGGTGAGCTCGCGAATGCTGGTGCCTTCACTGTGCTGCGTCGAGACGACGATCGTGTCGATCGCGTCGATGACGCCGTACGGGTCGACGGACACGGTGACCTGCGTCTTCCCGTCGGGGCGGAGCGGGCCAGTGACGCCGAGGCGGTGGCGGACGTCCTCAAGACGCTCGGCGAGGCGGTGCGCGAGGTACGGCGCGAGGGGGTAGAGCTCGGGGGTCGTGGTGTCGGCGTAGCCGAACATGAGGCCCTGGTCGCCGGCGCCCTGCGCCCCGTACTGGTCGACGTCGACGGCCGGCTCGCCGCCGCGGCGCCAGTCGCGGAGCTCGAGCGCGGTGTTCACGCCGCCTGCAATGTCGGGGGACTGCTGGCCGATGGCGACGTTGACGCCCGCGGTGCGCCCGTCGAAGCCGTACGCGCTCGAGGTGTAGCCGATGCCGGTGACGACCTCGCGGACGATCTGGGGGATCTCGACGTAGGCGGACGTGGTGACCTCGCCCATGACGTGCACCTGACCGGTGGTGACGGCGGTCTCGACGGCGACGCGCGCGCCAGGGTCTTGGGCGAGGATCGCGTCGAGGATCGCGTCGCTGATCTGATCGCACATCTTGTCGGGGTGGCCGCTGGTGACGGACTCGGACGTGAACAGGCGGGTCATGCGTTCTCCTGGTGGGTGAGCCCGGGCACGCTTTCGGCGAGCTCACGGGCGGCGTAGTGGATGGAGGGCCTGGACATCCAGAACGCGACGGCGTCGCGCTGGCGGTCCTCCGGGCCGTGCGGAGGTGTGAGCACGATGCCGCGCGCGGGGTGGCGGATGACGCCGGCGTCGTGGCGCGTGCCGTCGGGCATCCAACACGTGACGTCGATGTCGTTGCCTTCGCGGATGAACTCGAGGCGGACGCCATCGTCGCGGACGTGCGAGGCGAGCAGGTCGACTACGGACGCCGCACGTTGGAACGTGTTCGTCTCAGTCCAGTCGCGGAGCAGGAACGTCATGGGCCACCTCCTCCACGAGCTCGGCGAGGATGTCGGCGTCGACGAGAAGCAGCGTGCGCCGGGAGTACCAGCGGGGAGCGGGAGAGTCGGAGAACTGGATCTTGTAGACGCGGAGGCCGCTGTCGCGGGTGCGCGAGATGACGTCGACGCGGCCCGTGACGGCCTCGCGGTATCGCTCGGAGTTGGGGTCGTCCCACGAGCGGCGGACGACGATCGACCCGATCTCGAGCGGGGGGAACGGCGTGTAGTGCACGACGTGCTCGTCGGGGACACGGATGGTGTCGACGAGATTGCGGTTGCGGAAGTCTTCCATCTGCAGGGTGACCCACCCCCGCGCGCCGCGGGCCTGGATGAGCCAGCCGACGTACGTGCGGAGGTGGGTCGAGATGACCACTTCGGTGCCGGGCTCGACGCCGACGAGGTCATGGGCGTGCGCGGTCTTCATCCGTAGATCGTGTCACCGAAGATGGCGGTCTGGACCATGCCGTCGCCGACGTCGGAGTCGCCGGCCAGGTCGCCGTCCCGGATCTCGCGGATCCACCAGTCGGGCCCGTACTTCACCGTCCAGGCCATGAGCGCGTCGCGCAGCTGGTCGTGGGTGAGGGTGAACCAGCGCTCACCCGAGGGGTGGTCGTCCTTGCACTCTTCGCTGAGGCGGATCCGGTAGGTCTCCGCGTCGTCGTCGACTTCCGCGCGGTCGGCCCAGTAGCGGATGCCGAACCCGGCGCACTCGATGAGGTTGACCATCACGTCTTTCGTGAGGTCGACGTCGATGGTGAACTGCCGCACGGTTGCGGGCTTGGCTTCGGGCTTTGCAGGCGTGGTGGTGCTCATGGTGTGTCCCTTCGTCGCATGCGCCCCGGTGGGGCTGGTGGATGCACGATTCATACTATGGGGTAAAGCGGGCTGGCGTCGAGTCAGAGGCGCTCGTAGCTGACGCCTCCCCGGGGGCCGACCTTGACGAGCACGTCGGGGTGGGAGTCGCCGATGTCGGGGACCGCAGTGGACGAGCGGTAGAGCGCCATCTGCACGTCGTCGGACTGCGCACCGACGAACGACGTCGTCGACTCGACGATCGTGCCAGCGCGGTACTCGCGGACGGTGACGCCGGCGCGGCCGTCGCGGATCGCGGCGACAAGCTCGCGGCCCTCCTGGATCGACCCGAGAACGAACGGGGTCTCATTGATGGTCGACAGGCTGGGCGCGTAGGCGTAGCCGAAGTAGCGCTCTTCGACGAGCACGTCAGCGTCCGGTGCTTCGGCGCCGGGCGGGGCCACCAGCGTCGTCCCGTGCTCAGAGATCACTTCGACGGATGCCGTGAAGTCGTGGAGGTAGACGTGCAGCGTGTAGGTGCCGTCGGCGTTGCGAACGCCGTGCACGGTGCCGATGGTGTTCTTCGTGTCGTCGTCGAAGTCGACGCGGCCGAAGTCGTCGGGCTCGGCGGCGCGGGTGCCGCCTGTTCCCGCGCGCCACTCGTCGCCGCGGCGGCCAACCCAGATCAGGGGCTCGGCGCGCTCGCCCGTGTCGTACGGGGTGCGGTTGCTGGTGTTCATCGTTCGGCCTTTCGGGGGAGGGTCTGCAGGGCTGCGCGGAGCGCGTCGAGACGGTCGGCGGGGATGGTGCGGGCAAGCCAGGCGCTTCCCCACCGGTACCCGGTTTCGGGGCAAACGACGTTGTCGATGCGCCAGCTGGACAACGCATTGCTGCGCCCGTAGCGGCCGCGCTCGGGGTTCGCTTCGATGTACGCGTCGATGACCTCGGAGCCGGGGTTGAGCATCTCGGGCGTCATGTGATCGCACGCCGCGTTGAGCGTGTTCAGGTGGAACTCGGCCCACATGTCTTCGACGACGCGGGCGGCGTTCGGCGCTTTCGGGATGACCCGGTCTTCGGGCGAGGTCTGCCCAGCGCCTCGCAGATACCGGTCGGCGGCGAGCTCCGGATGCCGCGGGCTCGCGAGCACGGTCCACGAGATCCCGAGCTCGACGGGCCGAGGGCCCTGGCTGTGGTCGGTGAACGTCGTGCGCTCGAGGTGCTCGGGCTCGCGGATCTCGACGTGCGCCCACACGCGGTGCCCCTCGATGGTCTTCCCGAGGAAGTAGTCGTTGTCGGTCATGCTGATGCCTCTCGGATCATGTAGTGCGTGTTCGTGAAGAGGGTGCCGTCGAGCAGGACGTCGAGCGAGTAGCCACTCGGGCCGACGTTCGACTCGTGGAACGGCCAGACGTCGAACACGAGCCGGTCGTTGTGCACCCACGCCAAAACGATGTCGGCGTCGTCGCGATCGTCAGAGTGGTAGTTCCGCGACTTGGGCCCCTTGCCGCCCCACTTTTCGAGGAACACGGACGCTTCGGGGTACCTGACGATCGGGACGAGCTCGCCACCCCCGTCGATGCCTTCGGCCAGGACCGCGTGCAGGGTGACGTCTTCCGGGTACCCGCCGTCTTCGTCGTACACGCTGATGACGTACGTGCGCGGGTCGCCGGCGTTGACCCGGTCACCGAGTATGCCGTTCGTCATGAGCGCGACGCGCATGGATTCGGCGGCGCCGAGGGCGCGGCCTTGGACCTCAGTGCCGTTGGCGTCGATGCTGAACTTGGCCGAGTCGCCGTTGCCGAAGACGACCTCGCCGGTGACGGAGATGACGGTGCTGCGAGTGTCGATTGCCACGGCTCAGTCCTCCGTCCGGGCGATGCCGAGCTCGTCGGCGATGTCGATCCACTGGGCCCGCGTCCCGTCGTGCTGCTCGCCGATGTCCGACACGAACCCGAGGTAGCTACCGTGCCGGGAGTTGAGCTCTTCGGCGATCATCTCGAGGTAGTCGGCGGCGCTGTCCCACTCGTCGTTCGCGCCGAGGAGGGCCATGAGGCGGATCACGGTCTCGCGGGACCGGAGGCCGTCAGCGCGACGGACGGCGCCGGTGTACCCGGGACGGTCCCGCACGTCGAAGCGCTGCGTCTTCCAGTCGCCGACGCGGAGGCCGTTGGCGTCGAGGATGCGGTACCCCTCGTCGCCCTTCGGGAGGCCCCGCTGGTTGATTGCTGCCGCGGCGTCGATGAGCGCGGCGGCGACGTCTTCGGGGGTCTTCATAGCATCGTTGCCGAGGCTGATGCGGAGGTTGAACTCGACGGACATGATGTTCCTTCCTGGGCCCGCGCGGTGCGGTTGGTGGTGGCCCGTGTTGATGTTTTTACACTATGGGGTAAAACGGCTGGCGTCTATTCGGGATCCTCGACGAGCTTGATGCGCTCGACGAACGGGAGGTTGCCGAGGTAGAGACGGCCGGCAACGTTGTAACTGCGGCTGGTCACGTGCGACGTGAAGTGCCCCGATTCGATGCGGGCGGAGACGGTCCAGAGCTCGCCGAGGGACTCGTACTTCCAGGTCACGTCGGTGGCGCGGGACGACGCGCCGGCGACGATGGCGTCCATGATGCCGGGGCCGTACTGATCGCCGTCGACGTAGGGTCCGTCCTCGGGTGACTGTTCGACTGCGCCTTCGGGGAGGCGGACTTCGACCGTGACGCCGAGAGACGCGCCGAGGAGCATTCGGAGGGTGGTTGTGTACCGTCGCGCGGTTTCGTCGCCAGACGGGGCGTGTGGCGCGCGGGGCGGGGTGTTGTCGGTCATGGTGGTTCCTCTCGGGGCCGGAAATGGCACTGCCCCCGGACCGCAGGGGGCGGAGGGGTCCGGGGGCAGTGGTCTGAGGGGCGTTACTTCGTCGCGAAGATCGCGGCGTCGTACGCGTAGCCGGGGGTGACCTGCAGGGTGAGGTCGGCGGGATCGACGACCGAGTACGCCTCGATCCACGAGACGCTCTTGCCGGGCAACACGGCGGTCGCGGGGGCGCCTTCGGTCGGCATGTCGTTGCCCGTGTCGAAGATCGAGCCGCCCTCGGCGCCGCCGGAGGAGAGCGAGGTGAGCACGAGGGGCTGCACGGGCTCATCGGTGCCGTTCGTGAGCGTGATCGTGAAGTAGATCGCGTTCGGGCCGTCGACGCCGGCGGCATACTCGGTGGGCGTGTACGCGGCGGGCTCGGAGATGGCGATCGCCAGTCCGTCTTCCCACTCGTTCGTTTGGCCGAAGGCGAGGGGCTGGAAGCCGCCTTCCTCGGCGGCCGGCTCGGCGGTGGCCTCGGCGGTGACCGGGGTGGGGAGCGCGGTGGGCGCGGCGTCGGCGTTCTGCTTGGCGGATCCACCGGTGCATCCGGCGAGGGTGATGGCGAGGGCGGATGCCGCGAGGAGGGCGACGAGCTTGCGGTTCATGATGGTGCTGCTTTCTGCCCGGTGTGGGCGCTGGTGGTGCGGTGAGGGGAGCCGCCCGGGCTGAATGGGGGAAGCAGCCCGGACGGCGGTCGGTGAGGTCAGAGGTGCGCGCTGACCTGGATGAGGTCGGCGGCGTCCGGGTAGCGCGCGGAGAGGATGTCGATCCACTCGGTGAGCACGGCGCGGTTGCGCTCGTGACGAGCGACGAAGCGGCGTGCGTTGTCGACGACCTGCGTGACGGAAGACGCCGAACGGCGAGCGGCTTCGACAAGGTGCGGGTTGTCAGCCAGGTACTGCTGAATCTCCGCCATCTTCTCCTGACCGTTCTCCGTGGTGAGGCCGTCGAACGCGGCAAAGTACCCGGCGCGATCGGCGTGACGGTTGTGGAGCAGGATCGTGTGGTGCTCGATCATGCGCAGCGGCTTCTTGTCGATGTCGTGCTGCGACGTCTCCCAGCGGAGCTCAGCATCGAGGGCCGGGGAGATCGTGCTGACCGGCGTGGTGGTGTCGCTCATGTTCGTTCCTTCGTCTCGGCCCCCGGAATGGGGTGGTGGTGCCGTGTTGATGTTTTTACACTATGGGGTAATTTCCTGACGTGCAAGTCGGAAAGAACGGGGCGCCGGCCCCCTGCTCCGGCGCCCCGTGGCTGCTACCCGCGGGCCTTCGCCACGGCCTCTTCGGGCAGGTCGACGAGGAGGCGCTTCGCGGATCCGCCGATCGAGAATCCCTTGATGAGATCCTGCTCGACAAGCGGCCAGGACCACTCCTCCCAGATCACGCCCATGAACGGCGTGCCAGGCGGGTAGGTGTACTTCTGCACGACGCCGGCTTCGTCGACCATCGGCACGGTGATCGGGAACGGCATGGTCGCGAGCTCCACCCAGCGGCCGGCGACGGTGTCGATGTCGTGCTGCAGGCGGATGTCACGGTCGCCGGTGTCGACGTACTTCCAGAGCGCTTCCTGCACGTCGTCGCGGGATGCCCACTCACCGTGCAAGTCGACCTGATCGGGCACGTACCAGGGGCCGTAGGTGTAGCGCTTCGCCACGTCCTTCACGGGCTCGGCGGCGTTCTTGAGGAGGGGCACGTACAGGTTGCCCTCGGGGATCCAGACGTCGGACCAGTCGGGACCGTCGAGCTCGACGCGGTACTCGAGACCCCCCCAGTAGATCGTGAGGTTGTCGATCTCGGTGTCGTACGGGTTGATCGTCACGGCGGGCATGGCGGCCTCGGCGTCAATCCACCCGATCGTGACGTGCGGCGTCCAGTCCGGGTGAGTGTCCTCCCACTCGATGCCAGCTTCGCGGAGCTCGCGCTCGAGCTTGTCGTGAAGCTCGCGGAGGCCGGGGAAGTCGCCCGACACCCAGAGGGGGTGCTCGTCGCCGTCGTTGAGGAACCGGCCGAGCTTGTTCATGCGGCCCGAGATGCGCGTGTGCTGCTGGGCGACCTGGGCAGTCACGCCGATGATGGTGCGCTGCTGCTCGTCGGTGAAGTTGGCGATGTCGCCGAGGTAGATCACCGTCATGTGGATGTCTTCGCCGGGCTCGCCGTTCGGGATCGCGATGCGGTAGCGCTCAGGGGTCGTCGGCTTCCAGGCGATCATCGCCGTGCGGGGCCGGAGGACGTAGATGTCTTCGCCGCCGTCCTCCTCGACCGTCACAACCTCGACGGTGCGCAGCTGCGCGGTACGGGCGGTCTCCACCGCGGCGCTGAACTCGCTGTCGCCGAGTTGCTCGGCGATCTCGACCGCCTTCTGAATCGTGAGGGTCTTCTGCATGGCCCCCATCTTCGCGGGGGGTGGAGAGATTCAGCCTGCCGACACGCCGCGGCCCTCGGCGCGCTGCCGAGCCATGATCTCGAGGAACTCGGGGTCGGGGGGCAGGAGGCCCGCTGTGCACCGGCACGACGGGTGCTCGGGCGGCATCATGTGACCGTTCGGGAACGGCTCGTCCCAGCGCACGATGACGCCGACGAACGGCGCGCACCGGTCGCACGGGTCACGGCCTTCGCGCCACTCCTTGAGCGAGTCGGGTGACACCCACCCGTTCGCGACCTGCTGGTTCCACCCGGCGTACTTTCCCTCGTGCACCGCGGTCATCGACTCCGTGCGGGCGATGTTCTGCGCGCGCCGTCGGGTGAGGGCCTTCGCGCGGTTCGCGGTGACGCGGGCACCGGCGCGCTCGGCCTGCTCGACGGTCTTGCCGGCGGCGATCGCGGCATTGCGCGCGCGGATGCCAGCGCGGACGGTGGAGAGCGCCCACGCTTCGTGCAGGGGGATCGCCGCGGTGAGCATCGAGACCGCCGCGGCGGGGGTCATGCCGCCGGCTACGAGCTCGGCGGTGACCGCGGCGATAGTGAGGCGCATCTTCGTCGAGATCTCGATCGCCAGGCGCCCGGAGTGCTGGGCGGCGTACGAGACGGCCAGCTGGTCGATCAGGGTGAAGTCGATCGCCGCGGTGACGTCCTTCCGCAGCTGCTCGGGCTCGAGCTCGTCGCGCGCGGCGTCCAAGATGATCCGCTCGAGCGGGGTGCCGATGCCCATGAGCCGTTCGGCCACGACCATCCAGTCGAACGCGGCGAGGATCTTCGAGGTGTCGAGGGTCTTGAGGACGTCGACGGGCACGGCCGCGGCAAGACCGGTGAGCTCGCGGTGCACGATGCGCGCGACCGCGGCTTCCTCACGGGCCGGGTCGTGGGGGCCCGCGCCTACCTCACTGGGTGGGGGCGTCATCGAACGGGAGAGTCTCGTCGGCGGGCAGCTTCGCGGCGTCGCGAACGAACTTCTCGAGCTCGGGGCCCGGGGTGAGGAGGCTCGCGTCGACCATGCTCGTCAGGAACGATCCGAGCGTCCCGAGATCCTGGTTCGCAACGTCGCCGTAGGCCAGGACGGGCAGCCGGCGCACCTGGATCCGATTAATGCGGAGCAGGAGGCGGATCGCGTAGTCGCGGAACGTCTCGGCGATGCCACGGGCGAGCGCGTCAATCGACATCTGCCAGAGGTCGATCTTCGCGGTGCCGAGCGCGAACGAGCCGACGTTCTGGTGGCCGAGCATCAGGAAGTCCATGATGATCGACATCGCCATCTCTTCGGACTTGCGCTTGATGATCGCGTTGGTGTCGATCTGCTTCGCGCCAGCTGAGGACATGAGCTCGACGTCGATCAGCTTGTTGCCGTGCGTGTCGTACGCGACGGGGAGCACCAGGCCGCCGGAGGCGTCGTTGCGGATGCTGGTGACGAGCTCTTTCATCGCGGCGACGGTGCGCTTCATGCCGTCGTCGGCGTTCGGGGCGAAGTAGTCCATCGGCAGGGTCGCCTTCGGGAGCCCGGCGAGATCTCGCTCGATGCCCATCGCCTCGTACTCTTCGATGCGCTTCTTGTAGAACCACGAGCGGTACGCGCCGCGGAGCAGCGAGCGCCCCTCGGGGTTGTCGCGCGCCGTCGTCGTGCGGAAGAGCAGCGCTTTCTTGAGCGGGATCGTGCGCATACCCCCCTGCGAGGGGTCCATCTGCTGCATCCCGAGCAGGTTGCCCTTCTCGTCGAACTCCCACTGCACGAGCGTGTCCTGAGCGCGGATGCGGAACGACTTCCAGCCCACCAGGCCGTCGGTGTAGTTCGACCGGCGCCAGTCCTCTTCCTCGTCGGGGCCGCCGCGGATCTTGAAGTTCTGCTCGAGCAGCGACCACCCGTAGGTGCCCATCGACGCGATGTCCTCGATGACGTTCGACCAGGGGGTCTCCATGTCTTCGAAGGCTTCCTGGCAGAGCCGGGTCGCGCGGAGCTCTTCGGCGTCCGGGTTCTCCGGCGGCTCGATCGACCAGGGGAGACGGCAGATCAGCCGGGAGAGGCTGAACGTCATCGCGGAGCCCACGGGGTCGTTCTCGCCGATCTCGCGGTAGGTGCGCGCACCTCGAGACCCGACGAGCTCGGTGAGGAACTCCTCGGTGATGCGACCGCCCGACCGGGAGAGACCCGTCGACCCGAACTCCTGCAGCGCGGGGGGCAGCTGCGTCTCGGCGCTGTCCTGAGCGGCCGCGGCCGTCTGCAGAGCGGTGGTGGGCTGTTCGGGCATGTGGCGTTCCTAACGGGGAGGCGACAACGTCCGCCCCATTCTTCCCCCCGGGGGTGAAACGGTCGCCACCCGACGCGCCGTCACCGGTCGGGGGTCGCCACCTGACGCCACGACTGTGCGGCCTTGCCGACGGCGGCCGGGGTGAACGCCCCGAGGGACACGGCCTGCGGAGGCTCGTAGAACGCGAGCAGGATCGCTTCACCGCGGTCAGGAGACCGGCCGCCGGTGCGCTTCTTGATCTCGGTCTTCTTCTCGATCGTTACGCGCCCCGAGGAGTCCGGGCGGTACTGCGGCGCCGACAGCTGCGCGAGGGTGCGCGTGTCGATGTCGAGGCGCACGGGGCCGGTGTACTCGTAGAGCTTCGCGACGGCTCCGCCACCGATGGGCTGCTCAACCCGCTTTGGCTGCAGGAGAGTGCGGAGGTTCCACCACATCTCGGCACGGATCTTGTCGAACTTCGTGTCGTTGCCGGCGCGCTCGGAGACGTTCACGCCGATGATGTCGGCGCGGATCTCGCCCCGCTCGCGTCGCTTCTTGAGGTTCGACACAACACCCCAGCCGACGCCGATCTCGTCGATTTTGACGCGCACCGTCTCGGTGATGCCCCACTCCTCGTGCTGGGCCTCGGCCTTCACGATCCACTTGAACACCTCGTCGGCGACGTCCTCGCTGTTCTCGTTCGCAGCGCCAGCGATCGCGTGCACAATCTCGGCGTACCAGCCGGTTCGTCGGGCGATGACGAACTCGTCGCCACCGTCGGATGCCACGTCGACGCCGAGCATGATCCGCGCCGGCACAACTTCCTCGTCGGGCCAGGCTTTCGCTTCGGCCATCTCGAGCCAGGTGAGGGGGATGACCTTGTCGGCCACCATGGACGGGAACCGAGCGTGCACGCGCGCTTCGACGTAGGCCGAGTCGGCGCCGAACTCGTCGATGACCTCGTTGTACCAGGCTTTGTCGACCAGGTGCGATGCGATCGGGTGCGGGGGCACGCCTGCAGGGCACGACGTGCAGTCCTGGAATCCAGCTGTCTCGCCGGAGAAGTTCGGGGTGTCGCCGACGGCGATGCGGACGACGTTCGTGTTCGCGCGACCGCTTTCACAGCGCTTCTGAAACCACGTGTTCTCTTCCTCCGTCGACGGGTTGCCGATGAGGAGCATCCGCGTGTGACCACCGGTGAGGAGGGAGTAGAGCGCCTTGCCCATCTCGTGCGAGATGCCGCCGGCCTCGTCGACGACGATGAGGAGGTGGGGCGCGTGGCGGCCCTGCACGGCGGATTCGTCGTTGTCGGAGCTCGAGAAGCCGTACGCCGCGAGGAACTCGCCCGCGTCCTCCGGCATGGGCACGATCCACTCGGTCGTGTTCGTGCGGCCGGGCAGCTTGTGGCGGGCCTGCATCCGGCGGATGTGCGGCCAGAGGATCGTCTTGACCTGCTGGAACGTCGTCGCCGTGGTGATGACCAGCGCGGTCCCGGGAGGGTGGACCGACGTCCACCAGGCCACCACGCGCGCCGCGGTGTGCGACTTCGAGACAGAGTGACCCGCGGGCACGCACGTGATCTTGTACTTGAGCACCGAGTCGAGGATCGCTTCCATCTTCGACCACGTCGGCTCGCCGAGGCACTGGTTTACGAAGCCGATGGGGTCGTAGCGCCACCCGGCGTACTTCGACCCCATCGCCTTGTTCAGGAGGTCGTCCCAGATCACTCGCTCCTGGCGAGACAGGGTCGACCAGAACTCTTCGCGATCGCGCTCAGTTAGAGCAGCGAGCTCCTCGAGCACGCCCGACATCAGTCCTCCGGTTCTGCCTCGGCCGCGGCGCCCGGTTCGCCGAGCTCGATGGTGTTCTCGGGGTCGCGCGCCATCCGCCAGGCGGCCAGCTTGGCTTCGAGATCCGAGTCTGCCACTCCGCGCAGCTGCGGGCCCTCGTCAGCCGCCACAATCGCTTCGACGGTCGCCGGGACACCGCGTGCCAGACGCTCGTTCTTCACGACGAGATCGAACATCTGGATCACCTGCAGGGGCGGGAGCTTCGTGAGATCCATCGCCTGGATCGCCGTGACGATCTTCGCCTGCGTGGCGACGGCCATGGACGCGTGCCGGGCCTTCATATCCAGGATCGTCTTCGCGGTCTCTTGGTCGGTGAGCGCCTGCGACCAGTCGTCCCACGCCTCGGCGCGCGAAACCCATCGGTTCCGCGATGACCATTTCTCGAACTGGCGAACGCCGCCGCCCTTCGGGTCGAACTCGTCCTCGGGGATGTCGTAGTAGCGCAGCGCAGCCCTGCGGAGCGTGCGGATCGTCCCGAGATCTCGGTAGACGATGAACGCCGCGTACGCTTTCCCGGTCTCGTCGTCGAGCCGCTCCCACGGGTACGCGCCGAGGGCGTACCGGTCGTCATGCTGCGTCATTTCGCGAGGTAGGCGCGGCAGATGGCCGCGAGCGCGGCCTCAGCGGGCAGGGAGGAGTCGCCGGCGCGCTGCTTGTCGATGGCCTTGAGAATCGCCGCGGCGTTCTCTGCCGGCGCGTTGTGACCGGTGACTGTGGACAGGGGCACGTACTTCCCGTGGCGGGTCTTCTGGGCCTCGGCGTCCCACCAGCCCTCACGGATGTCGTCGACGTGCTTCTCGAAGAGGTCGAGCATGATCTCGAGGCCGGTGGCGACGTTCTTCACGTCGTAGCTGGCCGAGATCTCGCTGAGCGCGGTGAGAAAACGCTGGTGCTCGCCCAGCTTCGCAACCCACGTGGTGTCGGCGCCGGATGCCATCGTCATCGCGAGCTTCATGACCTCGCGGACGCGCTCCGCCTCGGGGGGCAGGAACACGATCGACATGGACTGAAACTCGAGGTTCGCTTCGCTGAGCGACCCGATCTTCACGTCGGCGAGGAGGTCGAGGGCCTTGTCGTCGAGGCCGCTGTATTCGCGCCAGTCGATGTCGTCGAGGTCTTCGTAGAGAGCGGAGAGCACGGCGGGGTCGTCTTCGCCGGCAATCGCGTTGTGCGCGATCTGCATGGCGGTGCGCTGCGCCTGGGGGAGCACCTCGTCGACGAGCATGACGTCGATCTCGGGGAGACCGGCTTCCACCGCGGCCTGCGTGCGGTGGTTGCCCGAGATGACCTCGTAGCGGCCGTTCTCCATCTTCACGGCGAGAGGCACGGACGTCAGCCGGCCGTCGCGCTTTACGTTCTCGACGAGGCGGTTGAACTGCTCGTGCCGCATGAAACGCGCGTTGATCTCGAGCAGCACGAGCTCGCGCGGGTCCATCCGCACGATTCGCGTCTCGAAGGGGAGGCCCTTAGCCATTGAATACTCCGCTCTTGTCTTGCCAGATCTGGTAGCCCTCGTCGAGCGACCACTGTCCGAGTTGCTGCCCGTACTGCAGTTCGTAGCGCTGCGCGTAGTAGGCGTCGGACGAGTCGATCGCGCCCTGGTGGGCAGCTTCGTTCTCGGTGCGCTTGAGGAGCTTGAACACGCCGCGGTACTTCATGCTCACGGGGTTCTTTGCGAACGCGGTCGTCGTGAGCGCGCGGTAGAGACGGTTCGACGCGCGCTCCGCGAGCGCCTTGGCCTCGTGGGAGAGGGAGGCGTAGAGCACGAGCTTCGCGAGGTGCTTGTAGCTGCTGTTCGCGACCGGGAAGTCGGACAGGAGGTAGGTGTGCGGGCCGTCGATGTAGCTGTCCCAGTTCGCCGTCGTCGGGGCGAACGAGAACGCGAACACGCCGACGAGCACGCCGTCGACGAGCACGGCAATGGGCAGCGACGCCGCGCCGGGCTTGATGTGGGGGTTCATGTACTTCGACCGGAGCGCTGAGAACTGCGACTCGGAGAGGACGGCGAGGGTCATCTTCTCGCCGAGCTTCTGCCCCTTGCGGAGATGCGGGGCCAGGAACGGCGACGTCGGCTGACGCGGCACGACGATGCGGATCGGGGCGTCCGAGGAGTACACGTGGATCGAGACGCCGCGGTTGGTCGTCTGCGTCATTCCTCGGCGGAGGTGGTCGATGTGGGGGAGGCGCGTGTGCACGCCCATCAGCCACTGCTTCCGATCCTGGATCTTCTCGAGCAGCTGGTCGCGGTGCTCCGACTGGATCTCTTCGTATCCGGGGCGCGCCGGCCAGTCGTACATCTTGTCGAGCTTCGCGAACTGGTTCGTATAGTCGCCGCCGAAGAACGGCGGGTACATCACCAACGGGGCGTCTTTCGGCACCTTGTCGATCCACGTGAACACGTCCTCCGGCGAGAACGACGCGAGCCTCATCGGCAGATTCTCGATGCGGCGCTTCGTGACCTCGTGCATCCGAGCCCACTGCTGCCGGTGCGCCTCCACGATGCGCCGGTAGTAGGCGTTCGTCTTCCCGAGGGTCTCGACCAGACGGGAGAGGAGCATCATCGTCGCCAGCTGGTCGGTGGGCGTCTCGACGTAGTCGACGATCCACGGGTATGCCTCGATGGCGGCCGGCGTGAGCGTGTACGTCAGCGGCGTCCCGGCGAAATAGGAGCCGATCGCCGACGAATAGAGCAGGACGTCGTTGCCGTGCAGCCTCCACCCCTGCGTGAAGATCGCTCGTTCGATCGTGAGATTGCCGGAGCACCCGATGTAGAGATCACCGCGGTCCTCCCATGAGTCGGTGACCTCGGCGACGATGCGTTGCATGTCGCCCGGGATGGATCCTCTGAACACGCCGCTCCCTGGTGATGAAACGTTGGAGCGGCGCCCAGGACTTGAACCCAGACCTTCCCTCTGCTGAGGGACGTGCTCATTACACCAGCGCCGCGTTCGATTACCGTAGCACGCCCGCCGGATGCCGCCCCGACACGAAGGAGCCCCCCACCTCGAGGCGCGAGCGAGGTGGGGGGCGAGGCGACCGTTCAGGGTCTGATCGAATCAGGCAGGATTCGGGGAGAGCCTACTGGAAGTCGGAGCCGAACAGGAGCTCGGCGGTCGGTCCCTGCGGGCCAGGGCCGTCGGCCGGCACGTACTCGGCGGCCGGGCAGTCGTCGAGCGTGAGCTCGGGCGCGTGCACGTCGTGCTTGGCGAGCCAGTCGGCGAGCATCCGGCGGTGGCACCAGTCGCCCTTCGCGACGTTGCACCAA